TTAGCAATCTTCTGCATATGTATCTACCAAAATTCCTTTCTTTACTAATTCTCGCATATAGCGGTTGTAGTGTTTGATTACGGTGTCTCTTACTTCATTTCTTCCGTATTTCCTGTCGTAATATGGAACATAAATCTGACCTTTATCATCTTCGATATTTTCACAGATAAACGATCCTTGTTCATCGTTTTCGATCTTTATCACCAGAAACACATATTTTTTATATAGAGGCTTTCGGAACGCCCCACAGTGGAAACCGTTATCTCTCAGCTTTTTCTGTGTAGCTTCTTTATTCAGTTCGTATCTTTTATTCATACAGAGGACCTCAATTTCTATATTTTTCCTGTTCTTTTTTTGCGTTATGGACTGCTACGGCAAACGCCACAAGTGACACAGCGTATCCAACGCCTAACACTCCGATAATTAATCCGACCATAAAACCACCTCACCTTTTTCAATGCTTTTTTTTACATCAATCACTCTCTGGTTGCTTGATCCTCTCCATTTCAGAGTGATATCTCGCAGCTCATCTATATATTCTCCATCTACTACAACGTCGCATTGTGAAACTATTTCTTTGCGTAAAATATCATCTGAATTTGTTGGATTCATGATTTGTTCCCATGTGAATCCTGTGTAAAGCCATATTGTTTTTGTTGGAAATAATTTACGAATTGTTGAGATGAGACAAAAAACGTCATTTAGATTTCCAGAGTAAAGAGGGTCGCCGCCTGAAAGTGTTATACCAGAAATGTAATCTTTTGATAGTTCATCGAAAATTTCTTTTATTGATTCGTCGTCGAATAGAATTCCTCCGTTTGGATTCCAAGTTTGAGGATTTTGACATGAATAACAGTTATGGGAACAGCCTGAGAGCCAAAGTACGACTCTCAAGCCAGATCCGTTATTCATATCGTCATGAGTAATATTATGATAGTTGATATGAATTCACTTCCTTCCGTTTACATCGAAACTCGATCTGCAATTTCTGCGTTTTTAGCTTCGTTATATCGTGTTTCACCGTGAACTCTAGTAAATCCTAAATAACCGTTCATTCTGTCTATCTTGGTAATCATTTTACTTCCGCACTTCGGACAAGAATCCATTTCAACCTGTTGATAACCGCAATCTTCGCAATAACACATTGCCAAATTGACACCCTCGTAAAAACCTTTCTCCATGGCTCTAAGAATTAGAGTCTTGATAGCTTCTTTGTTATATCCGAGATTGTATCTACAGTATTGAATTTTTCCGCCGTTAAACAGATTCCAGAATCTACCTTCCTTGTCCTGTTTCTCAATTGGAGACATTTGCTCAGACACATGACAATGGAAGGAATTGCTTACATATGGCTTATCCGATACATTTTCAATGATTCCGTAAATTTTTCTGAATTGTTCGACCTGAAGTCCGCACAGCGACTCTGCAGGAGTGCCATAGATTGCGTATAATATATGATCTTCTTCTTTGATTCGGTTCGTGTAATCATTGATATACTTCATTACGTCCAACGCGAATTGTCCGTCTTCACGAATTGATTTCCCGTTATAAAGCCTTTGCAATTCGTTTAAAGCGGTGACTCCATAACTCATAGTCATCGGAGGTAAGATAGATTTGATTTTTTCTGTTGGATTCAGATTTCCGCCAAGTAATCCGCCTTCGCAAAAGGCGACAGGATTTACGCTCGCCCTTAGTTCTCCGATGTAATCATAAGTTCTTTTATGTAATCCACGAATGAGTTCCAGATAATAATCAAGAACCTCATAGAAATCCTTTGACTCTCTACGGGACTTAGCCAAAATCATTGGAAGATGAAGAGATACTACTCCCAAGTTACATCTTCCTTCAAATACCGGCTTATCATTTTCATCCGCCGGATGCATTCCACCTTTTTCGTACCAAGGCGAAAGAAACGCTCTACACATGCTAATCGTATGTCTCCATACGCACTGACTAACTTTTCCCTGATAAGATGTCCTAATTCTCGTCGTAGGGCGGTATCTTTGGAAACGGTGCTTATCTCCATTTCTACTCGGCTACACTCATCACCGATAGTCGATTAACCTTATCTAAGGCACAGCTTCATCTATAATACAAACGAATCTCTTCTCTTATAGACCTATCTGTTAGCAGTCTTCTACGACCACACCTGTTAAGCAACAGTTAAATACCGTTTTACATGGGCTGATTTGCACTTACCCATAGGACTAACAACTCTGCCGTATTTTTTGTACATTTCTGCAACATATCCATCTCCCGTCAGCGACAGCCAATCTGGATACATAGTCTTGCTACTACAATCTAATCCGGCATTAAATACGTCTGCGCTCTGATATTTTTCTGATCCGTCTCCGTGCAGATTTTTATCATAGAGAAATACAATTTTAGGAAACAGAACAGGTCGTTTAAAACCTTTTTTTCCTTGCCCGCCGGAATGCACATTCAGAAGAGAAATTGCTGCCATTTTCCCAAATCTCGAAGTGGCAAGTCCCAGTGTCATCGTGACAAAAGGATAATCCCCTCGCGAACTCCCGACCGAATTTAATTTCATTTCAATTCCCTGCCATCCTTGATCGAAATCGCGAGAAACTTTTTTAATCGCATATTCATCTGCTGATTTATCAATATCATAAATTTCCATGCCAAGCATTTTTGTTCTTACACTATCAGTAATTTCTCTGTATTCGGAAATATATTTCTTATACGATTTTTCTGCATATGGTTCTAAAATTTTGTCTACTTCTGGAACCGTAAAACCACCGTATTGTTGAGCGGCAGTAGACAAGATGATATCTCCCATTACATCGAACGCTGTATCAAGAGTATTTGGTTCATTATACCAAATATTGCCCATCTCAAATCCTCCAGACATAACATTTCCAACCCTGAAAAGATCGCAATTGAAAGTGTCAAGTCTTGCGCTTCTATCATGAATATAAATATATCCGTCTTTCATGGCTTGTTTTTCAGCGTGCGTAAGGAAAAACTTCTTGTATAGCTCACTGCTAAGTTCGTTATAAATAAGACTCCTTTTTGTCGCTACTAGAGCGGAATCCGTGTTGGCATTGCTTTTATCTCCAATGTATCTAATCGCTTGGCTTTTTTCGTAAACGTTGTCCATCATATGGACAAAGTCTTTTTTGTAGTTTCTGTATTCCTTATACATTTTTGCAACGAGAGGAAAATCTTCTTCCAGAACAGACTCAACAATGTTATGCATATCATATATTTCGATATCGGTATCGTCATCATATGTTTCCTCAATTTTTGCGAACACATCATTCAAAATTTTTGAATAATCTTTTTCGGACAACTCGTACATAGCTCTTCTTGCCGCTTTATTACACGCATTGATGATTTTTTGTTCATCATACGCCTCAATGGTGCCATCTTTTTTTACTACATTATACATTTACACCACTCCCTTCTAAATCAGTTCTCCAATCCAGCATGTAATAGCTGTAATTTGTTCCCTCGTTGCAAAATCCACCGAAATCACTCCAACTCTGATATTTATCCGGTGGCGCAGTATGTCTCAAACAGCTATTTTTCATCTGGCAATTTTCATTTGAACACATGGTAATATCCGGCATTCAGCTACCTCTCATGTCTTTAATCTTCACTTTAAGCTGCTCAAGAAACATGTACCGATCAGACGTATATGATGTATTATCTTTCACGATCATATGAGTCTGTTCCGCACAAATCAGCTCGATCAACGTTTCCCTCTCTGTGTCAGACATCTTGCTTCAACTCCTTTCACAAATAAGTGGCATAAGCCCTACTATATTATTCTCCATCTGCGAATTCACATTTTTAGAAAACGCTGTAATAATCTCGAACGTAACGCAGGGCTTTTTCCATAGCGCCAACTCCGCATTCAATTCTGTCGCACATGTTTTCAATCCACGGATGAAGCTGTAATTCGTATTCATCTTCGGACTCATAGAACGCCACAATTGGAATGTCATATTCAAAAGCCCATGCTAATTCGCAGATCGTCCCAACGGATTTTTCAATATTTCTCAGATTTACCAACATCACATCGCTCTTTTTGACCGCTCTTCGCTCAAAGTCAAGAACCTCAAGCTCAGTTTTATGATCATTGCGATCATAATCAAAATAGGCCACAGGGTTAAAAGCAATAAATCTGTCAGCGTTTTTACAAAACCACGTAACACAGTCACTCCTCCATCCAGATCTGTCGTCAAGAGTCTCATTCTTGCATGATCCACTCAGATACACCATCTTGTTCTGTAACATAACCTTCACACCGTCCTTTCTTATTTGAGAAAGTTGCTCTTGTAATAATTACTCCAAACGGAGTGTTTACATTGTGGCGCAAGCACTCCGTTTTAAAACATTTCCTGTTTTGGCAAAATATAAAATTTTTAATTTCTTTCATTCGACTGGTTCTTTCTTCTTTCGATTGCAGTCACGATCGTGAATGCCTGGATTTGCGGTGTATACTCATCCGAGTTTTCAATGATTAGGTCTGCTTCATCTTCAAATCCGTTAAACATCCCAAAGTCTCGCTGCATTCTCTCGGAAAGTTCTGTCATGTCAGAATATGTAAAATTGCTACCACATCTGTTGATGTATCGAATCGCTCTTTCTTTTAGAGGAGCTTTAATATACACAACGAACAAATCCAGTTCTGGCATTTTCTTTTTAAGACTTCTGACGCCGTGAGGAGTTAGGATCGCAACTTTGTCCTCATCTCCGAGATACTGATATCTGGACGATCCGTAGAATCTGTTCTGGGAATACTCTTCGTATTCCACGACATCTCCGCTGGCAATCTTGTTTTTGAATTCAGTCTCATCAATGAAGACATAATCGAGTCCGTCCGTCTCTCCCGGGCGAGGTTTTCGAGTAGTAAATGAAATCACTCTTTCATAGGCAAAATTCGAAAAAAGAGCGTCTGAAATGCTTGATTTTCCAGTAGAACTGGCACCCACTAAAATCACAACCATCAGGAAAACGCCTCCATGACCGTTTTGAACCGAAAAATCTCGTTTTCGTCGTCAGAAATGAGATCTGCGTACACATTTCGGGATAAATCGAGGTCAAAAAGCCCTAAAACGCTTTTTCCGTCGATAAGTGTCCGCTCATTACGGACATTGATATCAGATTCGAAGCTTCTTGCCGCATTTACGAAATCTTTGATCTTGTTGGTGTTGTTCAGATTGATTTTTACAGTTGTCATGTTAATTTCCTCCAATCATTTCTAAAAATTGTTCTTCTGTGATAATCGGGATGTTGAGTTCATGAGCCTTCTTGTTTTTGCCAGATGTGCTTTTTGAGTCATTGTTGATAAGAAAAGATGTTTTGCTGGTAACAGAGTCAGAAACTTTACCACCCATATCTTTTATTCTCTGTTTCAATTCGTCTCTATTTGAAAAATGTTTCAGACTTCCGGTAACACAAAATGTTTTTCCGGATAGCTCAGAGGTCGTTTCAGTTGGCTGATTTTCTTCAAAAACGAAATTTTTAGATACGTTAATTACTTTATTTTGATTGGTATTCCAGAAGCTATTTAAGGACGAGGTGATAGAATCTCCAACTCCATCTAAACAATTAAAATATGACGCTCCGTGTAAAGTAATTAACGTACATAATTTTTCAAAATTTCCATCACAGAGATCTGAAATCTGCTTGCTAACGGTTTTGCCAACCATAGGAATTGACAGGGCATACAGGAATCTGTCGAGTGTAGTGTGTCGGCAAGATTCAATTGCTGCAAGTAATTTTTCTGTGGATTTTTTGCCGAATCCGGAAAGATGAGAAATTTCTGATTTGTGATCTGATAAATGAAAAAAACTTTCGATAGAATCGAGCCAGCCAAGCTCAATGAACTTTTTGATAGTTGCTTCTGATAGTCCCTCGATGTCGAGTGCGTTACGGCTTGCCGCATGACTCAGTTTGCCAAGAAGAGATCCGGTACATTCGTCATTCGTGCAATAAAGAACATCCGAATCGTTGTCTCTCTTAATTGATGTTTTAGATCCACAATAAGGACAGCATTGAGGAATATTGATGAACGACAATTTCAAGATGTCTTCGCACGTCCTGTCTCCGATTTTTTCTCCCCATCGAACCTGTGGAATTATCAAATTGGCCTTGTAAACACCAATCTTCTGACCTTTCCACGGTCTTCCAATTAGGTTGTACATCATGGTAATATTATGTAGAGACGCTTTCTCAACTGTTGTTCCCTCAATTTCTACTGGATCGAATATGGCAACCGGACAAAGCGTTCCTGTTTTTCCCATTGTCCACTCAATGCTTTTCAATGTGGTTTCAACTGAATCATTGTAGACTTTATAGGCAATACCATTTCGAAAATGATGTGTTGTATTCCCTAAAGATCTGCCGTATTCGATATTGTCGAACTTGAAAACAACTCCGTCTTGTGGTAAATTTTCCTGTTTTGCCATCTCGATAAAATAGCCTATCGTAGATTCGCTTACATTTATATTCTCGCCGGGATGCTCTCTGCAAATCAATTTGTTTGGAACAACGTCAAATCCAAGATTCTTTGCTTCAAGCAACGCCATAGAAAATGAATTGTAGGCGCTGCCGGTTACGTTTTCCCACGCATACCATCTTAGTTTCCTGCTTTTTACTACTGAAGTGTCAAGAGACGCTAGTGTTCCAGCCGTTAAATTCCTGCTGTTTTTAAATTCGCCATTCCGATTAACTTCATCAAAGTCATCCAGTTTAATAAGTGCCTCTCCGTCAATAATATATTGACTGCCATATCGTTCGATATGACTTGGAACGTTCTGAAAATTCTTGACATGCTCTGTTAGGTCATTTCCGATCACTCCGTTTCCTCTGGATTCCGCCAGAATCAGATTCCCGTTTTCATCGTAAGTAAGCCTAATTGTAATTCCATCGAGCTTAACAGAAGCCGTAAGTGGATTGTCTTTTGCAAATTTTAAGATTTCGTCAACTGAATGTACTTTGTCCAAAGACAACATAGGTGTCTTATGCGTTACCTCTTTAATGTCTTTTAATATGGATGCTCCTACATTTTGAGTTGGACTTTTTTCTAAAATAATTCCAGTCGCAGATTCCCATCTTCTAAGATCTTCGATTTTTGAATCGAATTCTGCATCCGACATAATCAGATGTCCGGTGTTGTAATAGGCTTCCGACGCTTTATTCAGCTCTTTTATAAGAGCGGTAGCTTCACTTTTGTTCATTTCCACCTCCGCCAAGCACATCCCACCCCTGATACCACGGAGAATTCGCATTAGCATATTCTTTTGCCAAATTCAAAAACTCTTTCGATTCAATGAAAAAAGGATCTCGTTTCTTTGTAGAATTGATCCAGCCAAGTAAATTCAGCAGAAACTGTCCCTCCCTCATATCTGGGAAATAAGTTTTATGTATTTCGCACAGTTGTGCATAGGATGAATCTAGTCTATTAGGATCTCTCATTTGGTCATCTCCTTTTAATTCAGCATCAGTGTATCTGTGTCCAAATCATAATCTTTACAAGACTCATTGATTACTGCTGCAATTCTGCCCAGTAAAATTTTTTCTCCCGCGTATTCAACGGAATCTGCTGCATTTAAGATGTAATTTGTTAATTCTTCGTAAAACGATCGTCTAATCGTACATTCGTATTCCATTTTTCTCCTATCCTTCATACAAAATCAGTTCTTTTGCAAACGGAAGTGATTCAACCCATCTGCAGAAAATATCAATCCATTCTTCCTTTAATCGATGATTCCTACGTTGAAAATACATATTGCGAACTTCTTCATAATTCGTATCCAACGTTCTAAGCTGTAGAAATCCTTCTGGAAGCATACGCTTTGCCCTTACAAGCAAACGAGTCATTGCGACGGAATCCTTCGTTGTTTTCTGAATTTTCTTGTACTCCTTGCGCATAGATTCAAGCTTGTTTACGGTGTTGATCCACCATTCCGTGTCTTCGTCGCAAATCACAAAATCGTCCAGCGTAATCGGATTGTTATTGTTGAGCAACTTATGCATCGTAGATTCGCTGTTTTTAGTGTTAAAATGGTACGTATCCGCCTCACTATGCCAGTATCTCGGCATGTCTACGTCTACAGAAACGTGAATCATACGCAAAAATTTTCTATGTTCTCCGCCGCTTTTGATTAGGCGCTGCGCCAGGTCCATATCTTTTTCGCCAATGCGAAACGGAACCCATTCGACTCCGTTTTCAACGGATAAGCGCTTTTCTGGTAGATATCCACTATCGCTAAGATGATGGCTGTCCTTCGGGTTTCTCATTCCGCGCAAAGCATGATCAAATCCCCATACTGCTGTTTTACTAAATTTCATGTGTCCTCCAAAATGTAATCAAAACTTCTATTTCCTTTTGTGCCGAAACAAGCCAACTTCCCAACTGACTTATTCCGGCAATCTCATCAACGCTCACGCGCCAACCGTAGAAGCGTCATCATTCAACTCTTTCATCGCACGAACATACGCTTCTTTCTGGATTTCGATCTGCTCCTCACGTCTCCGCGCTTCTCTGCGAGCAAGATATTCCTTGCGCTTCTGTTTCTTTTTAGCAATACGCTCACGCTCTTCCTTTTCGTTCTGTTTGCGTTCAAGCATTCTCTTGTAAATTTTCGTTCCGTCTCTAACCGCCTTATTATACGCAGCGGTTCCACCGTATAGCTTTTTCGCCATACAAATCGTAATAGCCATTTCCAAACTAAATGTATCGTCTTCATCACAAACAACTTTTTCAATTGTTCCATCATAAAATACGACCTTTGCGACTTTATTTGGAACAATTTCAATTACGTTGATAATTGCATTGGCACAGTTTTTATTCTCGTCTCTCCTCTGATTCACTTGATCCTCCTTATCATAACTAAGCCTATCAGCAATAGTGTTCAGGTGTTCCGTGCTTATCCATCCTGTCGTCATTATGTGTCCTCCTTTGTAAAATAACAGTAAAACTCATAGCCTACATCTTTAAGCCGTTTCTGCCAAAATCCGCATTCTGCGCAATACAACCCAAATTTTCCATTTCTGGATTCTATGAACAGAAATTCATTTCCACACTTTTAGCAAAAATGTTTGGCATATGTTACTTTTCTCCATTTTCAACCTCTGAAAAATGCCAGACATAATCAACAAATCTTTCAAAATTCATCATAACCTGATCAAAAATATCCACTTTGATATCTTTTGCATCTCCAAGCCACGGCGAAATAAGAATTTCATATTCACTTTTTGCCCAGAAATAATAGAGCAGACAGTCCTTTAATTTTCCGGAAAAATCCTCCCTGCTTAAATTTCTATTCAGCAGCTTTTCGACTTCTTCTTTGAATTTGTAATGATTGAAAATGTTCCATTTGACAATCTTCTTTGCATTAAAATTTTCGTAGTATACATACCATTCCAAAATATCACCTCCTGTTCTATTATTCTCTTTTTGATGCTGGAAGTTTGAGCAGAATTGCTCTAAGAAATTATTCAAGAAATTCTTTGATGTGTTCGTCAGTACCTTGCCATTCAACGTATCTGTTGTACAATGTTTTGTCTTTATTGAGCATATCGTAGATTGACCCCAAAACATCTTTAGACTCCTCTTCGCTATGCGCCAAATTGTAACAGCTTATAAGCTTTCCGATTAAAATCAGATCATCGATATCAGAAGTATCTTTTGTCCACGTTGCCGAAAATTCCTTTCTAATGCGTTTTAACTCTGGAATTGTTCTGCTGAATTCTTCTTTTATTGCATCGCTATTCTGACTTATTTTCTCAATTACAGTCTTTCGATCCTCAGAATCTTTTTCTAAAGATTTAATTTGGCTAAAATAGTTAAATTGCAATTCTCTAAGCTCATTCAGACGAACTCTGGTTTCCCAGATATCATGCCAATATTTTTTCCGTGCATCTATATAATCTGATACGTCTTTTTCTGAATAAACGTTTAGGATTTCTCCGTCATAACTAACAACAGAATCATAGTTTGCCCAATCAATATTTTTAAAAGTGTCCCTTAAAGTTTCTTTGACCAATCCATCTGTGATTACATGAATTAGAAAATCATAGCTATCGTCAAATTCTGGAGATCCGCTAATGTCAATTACAAGAAAGTTTTTCCCATAATTGTAATACGGAGATTTGTAAGGAACAGAACTTCCTGTGTCGTATGGAATTAGATTTCCTCCACTACGAGTCATTACTTCTCCCATCATATAATATGTTGGAAAGCACTTGACCGCTTCGCCGTTTATCATGTCATACATGCCCATAGATGTTTACCTCACTGTTCGCATACAATCAAAATTTTCACATTTACTTCCTACGAAAGAGAATTTTCATACTTATCTTTCAATCTCTTTAATTCGGCAAGTTCCTTCTGTTTTAACTCTTCTTCTTTTCTGATGCGTTTTCTTTCTAAAAATGGTGCTTCGAATTTTTTATTCATAAGATCAATATTTTTATCAAGGATTTTACCATCTCCATAACTTTTCAGTTCTGCGTAATAATCTTGAGCAATTTTGGATGCAAGATTCCAATCCTTACGATTCAAATTTATTTTAATATTTATCCATCTTCCATATGTGTTGATATGATTGCACCTTAACTCTTCCGAGACGTAACGTTTGCAGTATTCATCGTCGTCGCCGTCTCCTCGTCCAAAATTCGCCATGGTTCCGTCTTCACGAAAAATAATTTTGAATTCATATTTTAAAGAAATGACTGATAAATCTTTTTCGCCCAAAAGATTTTTCATTGGAAGAACAATATAGCCCGCTCCCATATATCCTTCACAATACTTATACGCATCTTCTTCATCTTCAAAATATCCAACAGGATACCAATCACTGTAATTGGAATAAAATACTCCGTAAATCATTTGTAATCCACCCATCCTATTCCTTGTTTAGCCAATTCATGAAATTTTTATAAGTTCCAAATCTTTCTTTCCATCCGGCTACGATTTCTGTCGGATTTAGATTGTATTTTCTGCAAACATATGCAATGTATTCGTCATCGTACAATCTTCTCCGTCTCTTATGGAATTTTTTCACTTCTGCAAACACTTCATCTTTGGAAACTCCATATTTTTTTAACAAATATTTGCTCAAGTCTCGATCAGAATACTCAATGAATTGACAAATTGGACACACGCATTCTGGTACGTCATAATATCCGTTATCGCTACAAAACTTAGTGAACAAATCCTCGCCGTTCATCACAGCAATTTCTTCCTGCGTATAATCCCGACGCTGTCGAATATTGGAATCCCAGACACCTTTATTCCATTCGTTTTCCAAAATCATCTTGAGCAGTTCCTCTTTTGGCGGAATTTCCAATGATTCTTCTTCGCAAAATATATGACCATTTACGCATTCCATCATGCCAGCTTCGCTTAAACCAATGTCGAATCCTGACTCAGCGCGCCCGCAAATTTCACACACAAAACTCGAACTGCTGCTGTTTGTAACAAAATCCTTTCTAAACTTCATAAGCCCTCCTTAATGATGCGAAAATCGTGCAATCGTACAATCCAGATTTGGAAGAATTTCATGTTCCATAACGCCGTCTTCTCCCGTTTCGCCGCCGTCTCCGTATTCAACTTGTACAATCACATGATCGTCTCCGATTTTCTTCATGATTTCCTCGACTATCTTTCCGCATTCTTCTTTGATTAACTTTTCTCCTTCTGGAGAATCAAAAAAATCCCAAGATTCCAGATGCGACATTCCTTTTTCTCGTTCGTATTTTTCTCTCAGCTCCCACCGAATCGTCCATCGTTCTTCGTCCTCAATAATTTCCTTGATATCTTCCTGCGTGAGTCTTTTTTCGTCTGAAATTCTATTTAATAGATCGGACAGATAGCCGTATTCGCCTGCCGACCATCCAGACTCAATATCTTTAGGAAACTGTTCTTTCAAAGTATCGTAAATACTATCCTCATCCTTAAACGAAAGAATAAAAGATGAGCTACTTGAATTGGTAACATAATCTCTTCTAATTTTCATTTACTCCTCCTCACCATCTTTTAAAATTACGACCACATTCTCATTGTTCTCCGCTATCTTTCTGAGCGCCTTTTCATAAGTAGAATCTGAATAATCAATCTCCTTGTCCAGAATGTAAAAGCCGTTTTCTAAATACTTAATTGCTTTGTTGTATTTTTTCGCTAAATATCCGTTTTTTAAAATTTCTTCCAATGTACTTCCATGCCATCCGTACTCGGTCAAAAAGAATTCGTCATACGATTCTTTTGATTTGACAATTGTTCCTCTGTCCGTTTCACTGTAATATCCTCCTGTAACAAGTAATACTTCTTCAATCAACTTTCCAAAGTCTTTTAAAAAGGGGTATTTTTTTAAAGTATCTTCGTCAAATTTTGGATCTTTGAATGCAATAACAAAACTGCTACTTGATGAGTTAGTGACAAAATCTTGCCGTACTTTCATATAGATTTTTCTCCTCTCTGTTACATAAAACAATCTGTCTTCTGATTGGACATCCGCCGCGACATTCGCACTGTCTATCACAGTTGCCGCAAGAATTCTTGAAATGATTCCGAAAATCTTCGAATTGTTCAGAATCCCATGCTTCTTGAATTGTATGAGTCTTCAGGTCAACTGCCCATCTCATATCTTGATTATCAAAGCTGCATGGAAGCATCTTCATATCGGCTGTGATGTATGCCGACCATCTTCCGCCCTCGCAGGTATCGAAGCTGTCCTGGTTGATATTGTGTGTGAAGTTGATGAGCGCCGGAACAGTACATGAATCGAATCCAATCTTAAAATCGAAACTGCCGGTATCGATGAGACGGAAGAACTCTTTAACTCTCTCATCGTCCATTTTTAAAACGTTCTCTTCAATGCCAAGACCAACCGGCTTGTACAGCAGGAATACGACTGCGTTAATTCCTTTTTTGAAACCGTTATTTTTCAGTCTATCGATGGCAATATCAATACTTTTATTACTTAAAACATAGTGAATATTGGTTTTGACTCCAGCATCTAGAAGCAGATCCAGCGCTTTATCCGTATAATCGGCAAAATGTTCGGAAACAGCAACTGCACCGCAATATTTTTTGCAGATATCCGCCTTTTCTTTTGTCATTAAAATGCCGCTTGTGGTAAAGTTTGGAACAATATTATATTCTCGACAGAGCTTCAGAATTTCCTCAAAGTTTTCATGAGTATCGACATCCCCAGCGCCACCTAACGCACATTGAAATAATTTTCCTTTGCTTTGTCTCAGAATGGATTCAAAGTTTTCTAAAGACATATTGTTTCCGGTTCGTTCAATGGCTTTCTGATAACAGTCAACGTTGCATTTATGGGCGCATACACAAGTCTGCATAATTCCAATATCGAGCAATTCCGGATATGAAGTCATAAACGGATCTTTTCCTGTATCCTTACCGTTTTCGTCAATAATTCCGCTTCTCATGTAGAAACCAGTATCGGGGTTAAACATCGATACAAATCTGTTCTTTTTATCAATTTTCTTAATCATTTTCTAATCCTCATTCCATCTGATTATCGCACGCTCGTCGTCTGGCGAAACCGATAGTATACAAACCTGATATCCGAGATCTACCAATTCGTCCTGAACGCTTTTGATTAAAGCTCTGTTATACATAATTTGATCTTCTCCTGTAAGCGCAGCTGTTCTGATATTCTCTATAATTTCATACAATGTGGTTTTATATAATTCAGTCATCCCTTTTTGCGTAAGTTTTCTCGCATCATCCGCTGAAAGAGGATTTTCTGTCGAATCTTCACACCAATATTTTCTGTCACACATTTTACAGTGACGCCACTTTTCCCCTGTGGGATATTTGCAAGATCCTATATACAAACTCATATATTTATTCTCCATTTTCGTATTCAACTAAATAACTATTTCATAGTCAATTTTGCGATTTTTCGATGCTAAATTTGCTTGAAATAGCTGCTAAAACGTCATTGCGAATTTTCATATCTTTTTCTTTTTCCGACATTTGAGACAATTCAGCTATCATATATCTAATTTCAGGTGCAAAGCCATAAAAGACTTTTTCATACTTCTCTCGCACCAGTTCTTCGTTGTATTTTTTAGGAAGCTTTCTGCGACTCGTAAATAAAATCCAATCGCTGTAACACGTTTTTTCCTCGTTAAATTTATTTGAATTGTCCAATTTTCATAATCTTCCTTCCTTGTTTTTCTCGAATTACGCGGGTATGGATTTTCACCATACATGAACCGTGCACTGTTCGCATTGGAGGGAGTCGAACCCATAGGTGTCTCTACCGAGCGTTTTTAATCGTTCACCTGTCTACTGCCCGTTTGCGCGTCTACATATTCCGCCACCGCGTACAATGTTAAATTGCTCTGATTGCCGGATCGGCAGTTGTTCTTATTGTCTCATTGCCACATATCGTGATACCGTTGAGTTTATTTGGCTCAAATTCTCTGCTATTCAAAGTGGTAATCTTTGGAGCGTTCTGCCCGTCCCTATAACCAGCATAATAAATCTCGTCTAAAATTTCTCTTAAACGATCTTTATCAACCGTCAATTTATTATTCTCTACTTCCACAAAATCGAAATATACCAAAGGTTTCATCCTTAACATCCTCCTATGTGTAATTTTGTAAATACTACGTCTCCATCTGCGAAACTTTCCATCTGCCAGCCTTTACATGTTACTGTAATTAGCTTATATCCATATCGTTTTTCCCACTTTTTATTTATTCTCTTCTTTTTGTGTTTTCTTACCTGAACAATTTTTATGAATTGAACATCGTAAGCGTCCGGTAAACCAGATCTGTCAACTCCTAATATTTTTTTTCAAAGCGTTGTTAGCCGGATTATCAGCATCAAACGATATTTCACATGTTGCCGTCCAATGATTCTTTAAAAACCATTCTCCATGTGGATCATTTTTGTACTCATCTTCAAAGTTAGAGTTGACAAGTACGTTTGTAACATTCTCTAAACGACCAATTATTTCGCTCGTTTCCGTATTAAATATGTCTAGTGCGACTTGTTCTTTTGTTGGCAAAAAAGACCGCCTCCTCTTTTGAATCTTTAGTTTCTTAACAATTTATGCTTATTCAGCACGCTATTCAATTCATCGACTATCTCGCCTATACATGTGTCAGTTTTGGCTCGAAGGTAATCTTTAGAAGCATCCACATTTACCTCAATATCAATCACATCGTTACAATACGGACTTCCCGTTAAAATTTCTCCACAAAAAATCTCATCAAACGGCACTTCATACCATTCTCCAGTTTCATGATCCGTACAAGAAAACATTAATTCTGTGTTTTCGTCATATCCAATCTCATTTAGTTTATTGATAAAATCTATTACCGTCATCTGTGCTCCTATTTATTTAAAGAATGATTATTGTCAAATCAAATTGTTCTCAATTAACTCTCCCAGATACAAATATCTTTCCAAACAATCAGAATCAATATCATTATCGTCTCCAAGAACCCAGCGGTCGCAATCTTCAATCGCCTCCATTTCATCAATCCATTTATCCCAGTTATCTGCGATCGTCCTGCAAAACTCTTCGTCGCTTCCTCGCAAAAAACATCTGCCAACCCATTCAGCCTTCATTTTTCTACCGGGATAAACAAGGGTAAAATAGAGGTTATTTTTTATCAAAGCATCCCTAACTTCCTTATGGGTGCTTACGAAAATGTAATCAACTTTTCCAATATTTTCTTTGATATGTCGGATGTAATTATCTGGAAACTCTGGATTTCGAACTTTAATTTTATTGCCATCTAAAATCTTTGCGAATGTCAGCAGCATAGAGCCGTCTCCTTTGCCCAACAGACAAGGTTCCGGATTCCATGCTATTATGTGATCTTTTAAATCATCGCTATTTATATCTCTCTCAATCCAACTGAACCGACTGCTGTCGCTATCAAGAATTGTGCATCCCTTATTATTCAATTTTTCGAAAGCATATGTTTTTCCGCAGGCGGGAAAAGCACTAATAATCTTTGTTTTCTTCAATACTTTACTCTCCTCTCCGTCATAAAAATCAGAAAATTGAAACCAACGTTTCAACATTAGTTACTGCTGTAATATGAACTTTTCGTTGCATTCTGCGCAAATAACATTTACATAGTGTGTAGCACGAATAATAGTTTTACAGCAAGGACACACATATCTCTTTGAATTATTTCCCGGTTTCTTCTTGTCTGCCGTGTATCTATTGCTCCAAGTTTTCGAGAATCCGTATGACTTGCATAACTTTGAGAATTTGCTGTTACTAGATGTAATCCATCCTGTTAATCTATCGTATTTACAAGTAAGCCCGCAAAAATCTGCAATAGACTTAAATTTTTTATTATGATAACTATCTCCACGAGAGCATACTTTAAAATCGTTTATAAATGCGTAATAATGAATCATATTATGTAGCAAACAAACAGCAATCTTTTCTATATCCTCATTCAGAATTTTTACAGGAATTACAATTTCGTGTGAGTATACTTTTCCTTGGTTGATTACAGCATCAGAAATAAATGCTCCATCCTTATTACAATTCGATTCAAATCTAAACAAAGGTGTTTCTAATTCCGCATCAAAAAATTCTTTGTTAAAAACATCAAACATTTTTTCCAACTGTTTGTTGACCGAGCTATTAACCGACATAATTTCTACTCCTTACCTACATTTCAACTAATTCATATATGCTATTAGACGTTTCCAGCCGAATAGCATTATCCGTTCGTTCCATCTTAACAACTCTGCTCGTCTGTAGACCTCCGTGATATTCGTTTCCGTCGGCATCTGCAACGTATATGAGTAACGCTGGATATCCCTCGTAAATGGGATAATTGTCTGCGATGGATACGACTCTTCCAACTCTTTTCGGATAGATTCCATCCGTTCTGTCTTCTCCGCGCTTTCCTTTAGCGCCAGAATGCATGATTCGATTAATCCTGTACAACATAGATCGCCTTCCTCCAATCTTAATATACGTCGGGACTTTTACATCCCAACGTATTATTCTCCATTTACATCTGTGCCAGAAGACTTCTTACAGGCTCTCTCGTCATATTTTCTTTAGCCCATGAAAAATAGCCAGGATCAACCTCTTTGATTTGAGGAAGCGTTTTGCCGCTATATTTTCCAAACGTGACCACATAAGTTGACACATCTGGCAGCTCTTCTTTTGGCGTCTCAATGCCGTCGAGTGACGCATTTACTTCGTCAGAATACTGCATATCCAGATTTGACCGGCTTGCCAGATAATCACACATATGTACGAAGAACTGTTCGTCATTTTCGGGCTTTGGCAGCACAACAGAACTTCTTTTTGTGGATGTCCACTGTCCGCTATGACTCTCACAAAGACGAGCGATGTAGGCTTTTGTCTCTGTATCGATGTCATGTTCCACAACAGTATTTCTTACCCATTCACCTGCCAGCATAGGATGTTCGTGCACCGTGTACTGCGATCCAGATGTGCCGCATTTGATTGCGTCGTGAAAAATCGGTGTGCAGCGCAGGCAATCTCTTTTTCTTGCGTCAATTTTGCTCTGTACATATTCCAGCCCAAGAACATAATTCATGATCTCTGCGAACATGAGAATATGATAAATCTGACCGTGTGGTTGGCACTGAGTTTTGTTGTGATATTTGAAACTGGTGCTGCTCGGAATCGTAAAGATATAATCCGGAATTTTTTCGATCATATCAGCACAATAATTCCGCATTTCATCTGTTTCAAACTGGTTAAGCAGGCATTCGAAAACCTTTCTCTTATCCATCTCTATTTTCTCCTATTTCAAAATTTTTGAATCTAAACAATTTTTGCAAAGCTCGTAAATCATCCTACCCATATATTCTCTTTTTACAAAATAGATGTGCATGTTATTCCTGCTTTGCCATGTCAACAACGTCCGCAAAAATGATGTAGGATTCAATTTCGTCTTGTAATTCTCCTTAAAAATATCCTCCATACTATCATTCTCTATCAGCACATAATTTTTTTCGATGTTGATCATCCGGTTGAACTCTTTGAAAATCCGATCATCGTCCTTTGTGGCGTTTGCAATATTTCCGGCAAGTTCACTAACCGAATTTTTTCTTTCGATGCAGATTTCATCACTGAAATATGTATCCACCGGGAAACCTAATTCCGGGCAGCTCTCAACCATAAAACCGTAATCACCGGTTTTCAGCGCCCTCTGTTTCCAGTTGACGCCGTTTCTATCAAACCAATCGGTAATTTCTTTGTTGGAGCTTTCACGAGTATCAACCAGTAAAATCATGTGTGATAGAAGATCTTTATAACTCTTTTCTGTATAATATTGCTTCATGAAATTCTCCGCTTAATCATCACAAATCCACCTTCTTATACTTGGTCAGCCATAGAATCTTCTTTCCTGGGATTTCTTCATAATCGCCGCTGTCCAGCCGTCGCAATTGTGGCTTGTATCGCTGCCCTTCGATTCTAACAAAATTTCCTGTAGCAACCTGATTGCAGTTGAAGGTTTTTTTATCCACCTTACATTCAACCGTATTGCCATTTGCCAAAGCGTAAATTTTCAACTTTGGAGCATATTTTTTATCGACGCTCATGACATATCCTACTCCTTTGTAACGTGCGTCCTTAATATCGATATATCCGAGCAATTCCTGCTGATAATGGATCTTGTCTACCAGCGTTGTTTCCGGATATTTCATAATGGCAGTCATATACTTCAGTAAGTGATACGTGTCAACCCCACTAAACATTTTCTCTGTTTCTTTTGCCGCAAACTGTCTAACATCCATCTCTTCAAGATTCATGCTTTGCAGCTTATCCTTCTTGAATTGCTTTTTCGAATACAAATTGTTAAACAGCTTTGTACATTCCAGAAGACGTTTTATCTCGCCAAATTCTTCAAAGTAATTCAGTTTAATAAGAATATCCAACTGTCTTGAGTTGACACTGGTATGAGATATTGCGACCAACACATCTATAAAGTCCGCAAATTTTTCGTTTCGCAGATCATACAGTTCATTCGCTATTTGCGCATTCATGTATTTGATCGATCCGATACCTTTGTAGATACAGAAGTCGTTTGTATCACAGAAATATTCCGCCTTTGAATATCTGAATTTTGGAGAACGAATTTCAATTCCAACATTCTTTGCGTAATTCGTCAACGCAATTGTCTTCTCTTCTTTGCTCTGGTTCACGTTTAAAGCAACAGTGATAAATTGCAGCGGATAATAATACCTTAGCCATCCAGACGCGTATCCTTCAAACGAATACGGCTGTGAATGGTTTAATGAAAACAGATATCTACTGGCATCAATAATGACCTGCAAAAAGGCAACGATTGTTTGTTCAGCCTCTTCTTTAGGCATTCCAAACTTTTCTTTCATAGTTGCCACGAATCCATTGATGTAATGATCTTTCTTTGGAACACCGTCTTTATCGACCATGTATCCGCCATTTTTGATGATCGGCGTATCCAATTCGGTCATAGCGATTCCGTCTTTTGTGAACTGCTTCTTCGAAAAGTGACGGCGGACAACATCTGCTTCGCCCATCGTAAATCCGCAATATTCATGCAAGAAATTGATGATTTGGCACTGAAATACTAAATAACCGAAAGTTGGTTTTAAAAATTCATCGATCGCCTTAGAACCGCTTTTTCGAACTACGCCGTTTGCAAGATCGTCTCTGTAAGATGCGCCAGCAGGTCTGATTGCGCTGTTTCCAATGCTTAACAACGTCATACGGTCAACGTTTTTATCTATCTTCTGAAATTTTTTAATATTTTCATCCGAAAGAAGTTTTTTGATGTAGTTATTGCCAGTTTCACCTTCCCACTGGAAAATCTGAGTCGTGTCGTCTCTCATAGAGTTCCACACATTGACATCTGTAATATCCAGATTGTCCGGCGTGACGCGCTTAATTCCGGCAAGTTTACATGTCTCGTTGATGATCTCGATGGTATCCAAACGAAGAAGATCCAATTTTACATAGTTCAAACCGTCAATTTCTTTCATGTATATCTGGCTGACTGGATACTCAGATGTTGACGTCGTAAATGTTCCAATGTGGTCAGTGACGGAATGCGGTGAGCAGGTCAATCCACACGGATGGCTGCCAACTGAAACAATTGTTCCGTTTACCAGATCTACATACTCGAACAGTTTTGGATATAACTTTCGCGCCTTTTCTTCGTCTTCATCCACAAGGGAACAAATTTCATTAGTCATTTTCATGTAGTCATACGGAATTTCAGGATGAATGGAATTTCTCTCAATTTTTTCGATAAGTGCATCTGGAAGAACCGCATCAGGCGACAAAGAGTTTTCGTACTTTTTTATTTCTGTCAGAACATCCTCAGACTGATTTTCCAGATTCTCAACATAAAATGCCCTGCAAATGTCTCTAATCGCTCCTTTTAGCGCGATTGTATTAAATGTTACGATATCGCAACAATATAAACCCGTTTTGGAAAAGATATATTTTTTTACATCATCAATCCTTGACGGAGGAAAGTCAGTGTCGATATCACTAAGAGAAACACGCTCTGTACTCATAAAACGATCAAAGTTCAAACCATGTTTAATGCTGTCCATTTCTGTGATACCAAGCAACCACGCAATCACGGAACCATTGACTGAGCCACGACCATATCCAACCTGAATATCATTTTGAGTGCACCATCCCAAAATATCTTCCATGAGAAGCATAAAATCAATTGCTCCGTTGTGCCGATAAGCAGCAAGCTCATAATCGATTCTGTCCAAATACTCCTGATAATTCGGATACTTGTCCACGCCTCTTCTGATAATTCCTTGACGAATTTTTTCTAGGAACAATCTGTCCGAATCAGCCCAAAGATGCGGATATTTATAACTCTCGTCCAGCTCAAACTCTTCGATCATATCAGCCAGCACATTTGTATTCTCTATTGCAGCCCTTACAACATCTTCTGGCAATGCATTTTGTAGCCTATACGCATCCATAAGTTCTTTGACGCTGCACTTGAATATCAAATCCCATGCGTTCTCATTGGCAAATCCGACGTTCTTTGCTTTTTGCAGCATCCTACGTCCTTCAAGATGTTCTTTGTTTAACGCGTGAGTATCCGTGCCAGCAATCAATGGAACGCCTATGCTTTTACTCAGTTTGTAAAGATACTGATTGTAAAGCTTCTGTTCCTCAACGTTATGATGTTGAATTTCCAAAAAACATCTGTGCTTATTCTTTGCAAGGAAAGCAATAAATTTGTCCTTTATAGCATCTGTGCCGTTATGGAGAATTCCGCCGAGACAGGCAGTAGAAACCAGAATGTTATCAGAGGTTCGGATGAGTTGATCGATAGAAATTCTCGGAGCGTAATAGAAGTGGTTGTCGCTACGATTAAAGGATTCGCTTGACAACTGGTTTAATTCGAGTACGCCTTTATAATTTCTTGCATATAAGCATACATGGTAGTTGTCTCTTATCTTTTCATCGAGTGTTTCTGTTACATAAAATTCCTCGCCGTGGATGTATTTCATACCGGCAGCTTCAATGTGTCGTTTTTTATTTACCCAAGAAAAAACACTTCCATGTTCGGTAAAAGCCATCGCTTTCATTCCGCATTCTTTTGCTTTGGCAATATAATCGTCATACTTTGTAATCGAATCAACGTTTGTGACACCGCTTGAAAGATCACTATGAATATGTATATATGTAAAATAATCCCTAATTGTTCTCACTCTCCTCTTTCGCATAGCAACAACTATTCCGATATCCGCATAGCACACTGCACATCATATAGCTATTTACCGCCTCAAAATTTTCATCCGAATAAATGCGATCAATAAGGTTTGATGCCCACTGCAAAGTTCTATCAAAATCTTCTTTTACGAACGGAATATTCGTAACCTGCAAATCGAAGAAATGGTTCCATACAATTCTCGACGGATATTTCCCATACTCATCAAAAACCGCCTTTGAGTACAAATACATCTGTTTTGAATAAGCATTAAAACTTTCCAAATTCTTTTTCAATGGCGATCCATCCTTTTTCAAGAAATGATCGAGAGATTTATGGTCAACAATTATAATTTCTTCTGTAGATTTATTTCTTAGTAGCAGATCGATATATCCGATAAAATTTCGTTTTCCCAACGAAAAATTAACCTTCTTTTCCACCCCAAGGATTTCATAATTTTCCAGTTCACTCAAGTCAAGTCCTGCTAAAAAATCAATCGCCTGCCCATATTTTTTCTCAACTGTAGATTGTTTTGCGCTGTAAACTACATTATTCGAATAATTTTCGATAAAATAGTTGATAGCGTCGTTCAGATCTAGTTTTCCGCTAAATATTTTTTCCAAAATTTCATGAACGTAACCGCCAATATCAGAATAAAAATTTCCTTCATTAATTTCTGTATTGTCAATCTTTTTCAGGTAAAATGCATACGGGCATTGCTCGTATTGATGCAACGTAGAAAACGACCAAACTATATTATCTAGCTCGTTTTTATATACCATGCCATCACCTCACTCTCCTCTTATTTTGGTAAAGCCTTTCAAATACCTGTAGTCCTTTATCTGCTGGACTATTTTTTCCTTCTGTACCTCCGAGCAAATTATCAGGATCTTCAATTACATACACATTCGTAAAACGCTTTAATGTTCTGATTGTTCCTAATGCGTCCTTCGACAGATAAGACACATCGCTGTCGTAAGCAAACGTAATGTCAACCTTTAATCTGATCAACAGCCGAATCTGTTCCGGCGTCAACGTATGCTTTTCCGCAGAACCGCAATTTTTGTAACTCCATCCATAACATTTCATCACGCTTTTTAAGCTTTCAAAAAGGATGATTTCGTTACGCTCTTTTATGTAGGGAAGCGTAATATTTAAACCTTGGATATAATCCATCGTCCCAATCGGATAATAGTTGATATATTTCATCAGTCCCATTTCTTTGTAGTCTTTAAAGCGAGTTCTCCCCTTGACATTTATTAGGTTTCCGTCTATGTCGCGAACTGGATAGACAATCCTATTGCTTCTGTGATCTATGCGGATGTCGAACAAATCAATTTCTCTCTGTCTAATTCCTTCTTGCATCCATTCTTGAACCGGTTCTTTTGAGTATTTTTCATATTCACTCTCGTCCAATATTCGATGCTCCACAGGAACATTTCTGCTCTTCAACTTTCTGACCGTTTTTAAAAAGCGCACCGTCGGTGAATAGCACATGGTAGACAAATCGGTTTTTGCAAGTTCACATGTTTTCCGAACGGCATCATCAAAATTTAGCCCTTCATAATCCTGCAAATACTGGATAATTCCACCGCCTCTTCCGCAGGAGAAGCAGTAAAAAGAATTTTTCTCCGGCGTTATAGAGAACGATGGAGTTTTATCGACGTGCTTAGAGCATCTACAGAAATAATCCTTTCCTTTTTTCTCCAATTCGGTTGTCCGCCCGATGTACTCCGCTAGATCAACCTTTTCTGATATAGAACGCAAAAAGTCCTCATCGTACTCCAATCGTTCTCACCTCTCTCAGTCAAATTCGTTCGTAGAATCGTGCTGTTCCGCCTGTGAAATCATCATCTTATTTCCATCGAAAATGAAATCCAAATAAGCATTTTCGTCATCTTCCGGCATCTGCTCTCCGAGTCGATTGATGTAAATCTTCATGCCAGCATTGCCACACTGCAATCCATCGTTCGCAATTTGCTCTTGCGTTTTTAGAAACCATTTAATGCCAACAGATAGATATCTATTGATCTTCATGGAATCTCCGACCTCTCCAGCTCTATTGAGCTGTGCTGCAGTCAGTACGGACATATTCAGCTCACCAGCGATTTTGTTTTTAAGGAAATCACATCTCGCACCCAAAATATTGTAGTTGTCGCTGGCGGATGTCGCATTGCTTTTAAGATAGTCATCGATTACGAATTTCAGGCCCATCTTATATTTCAGAATTTTGCAAATGGAATACAATTCTTCGTCGGACAGATCTGGGCGATAAATATGCACGAAAGGCTGCGCTTTCATCCAAGCGTTTGCACGCTCGATGGCTTCACCTTCTTCAGCGCTGTATTTACCATTCTTAATTCTCTTAACGTCAACTCCCGTCAACGACGCAAGGCATCTTTCATAAAAAATTCTGTCAGACATCTCACGATCCACATATAAAGTCGGAATACCGTTCTGCACTTTGTGAAGCGCTTCCAGCATCAGCAAAACAGATTTTCCCTGTTTGTATTTCGCCTGAATAACAACTAGCTCTGTCGGTTCATATGTGAACCAATTACTCAAGATTGGAAACATAGATGGAATGCCATAGATTCCTGAATCGGTTCTTCTGTCGCAAATTTCTTGCCATAAATCCTGCGCTTCATCGCCAAGCAGTTTAATGTCTTCGGAAACGATATATTTTTCATCCAACTTGGAAAGTACATCGTTTTTCTTTTTGCTTAATTCTCCGAGAGAAATTGTTTTGTCCTGACAGAATCTTTGAATTTCGGAAATGCTCTTGATCATATCGCGCTTATAAGATAGCGTTACCACTGTTTGCGCCAACAGCTTGTATTCTTCTAAGGTATGACGCGCCGTTTCAGAACATAGGTCTATGTATTCTTGAATAGATGGCAAATTATATTTTTCAATAGTTTTTTGCACCGCTTTGTTGCTCGACAGCATACTAGAAATGTTGAAAGCATCGATATTATCAATGCCTTTTTTGTATAACTCGCTAATTGCCCAATAAATGCATCCATTGTCCTGATTATAAAAATAACCCGGCTTTAAATAGTCGGTATGCAAAATAAATTCAGGATGATATACAAGAGTTGAAATAACTCCGCTTTCAGCCTGATTATCAGCTAATTCCATTACATCCAAACCAAGTCCTCCTAACTAAATAAATCTTCAATTCCTTTTTCTTTCGTTGGCACCGCCTTAAACGTTGACAACACAGACGGTTTTGCTTCAAACTTCACCTGTTTAATGCTGCTCAACTGCTGTTTTTTCCATGCATTTTTAATCTTGTAATCGTCAATGAGATAATGCAGACCCTGCGGATAATTGATTGTGCGCCTTGTGTTGATTGCATATTTCAGCGCAAATAGTAGATAGTTAGAATCGACATGCTTTTTAAAAATGATATCATTCACCACTCTAATCAACTGTGGCATTACGACCGTATTACTAATTTTTTCGTAATATAGCCGTTTGATTTCTTCGATGTTGTTGTAAGTTTCAGCGCAGTCTTTATGGAAGTACCTGTTTCTTATCTTGACAGCTTCGTCCTGCGAAATCTCGCAGGACTCATGCTGACAGTGGCAAAAACCGCACTTATAAACCTTTGCTTTTGCCATGATTATTCTCCTTAATCAAAGGGAAGTTCATCCGCTGCGTCGTCCGGTACAGACACAAAATCGTTTGGCGCAGTAGACTTTGGAGCTGCGGGCTTCGATCCTCCGTCCGGGTTGTCCTCAAAGTTGAACACAACATAATTGGTATAAGTTGTATTCTTATCCTTGTCGTACTTATTGGTTACATCGCAAGAACCAATTTTAACGTTCCGTCTAATATCCATCGTTGCAATCTGCTGATGCGCTGTTCCTACCAGACGAACAAAGTTGTTCTGCCATTCCGTGTCGTATACGCCGGTATCCTTGTTCTTTCTGGAGATGGACATCTGCGCAACATGATAGTTGCCCTTGTCCTCAATTTTCCAAATTTTTGCATAAGCTCCCTGTCTGAATCCCATAGTCAAATTCTCCTTTTCGTTGTTTATTTTTTAGGCGATTTTTCTTAACGCCATAAGTTTCTTTTTGAGTGTTTCAAGCACATCATTGTCACTGCAAAGTTTCGGATTACCATTTTCTTCCGGCAGCGCTTCTTTACAGATCTCAGCCACCTTTGCTTTAGTCTTATCGGAAAGTGCCGATCTCTTTGTGATAAGATCCATGCATTCTGCCTGAAGTTTTTCCAGCTCTTTAAGCTCCTGCGGAAGATCTTCATTCACATAGATATATCCGCCGAGTCCTAATCTTGCGATACACTTTGTCATACTTCTCTGAATGGCTTTGTTCACCATTGTCGAATCAACATTGTCATATAAAACGGGCTTATTTTTGAAGTCCATAATTGGAAGATATTCTGTAACCGTATGGTTCATCCGTACTTTGTTTTCATTTTCGTCCACATCGTCCCATACAATCGTTACGGAAGTTTTAACGTGACATCCAACCGGATCTTTCCAAACTAGCATACCGTCTTCTGTCTCATGAACGGTACCATACGACAATGGATACCTCTTTTTTAATTCTGACCATGCCCACATCCAGCTTAAATACTTCATACCATTCTTTTCTCTGACATGGTCGTTTACATCAACTGCACTTAGTTCTTTAAACCAATTATTCAAAATTTCTTTCCTTTCGTATAAATTCAAAATGTAAATTTTTTGTATGATTCCTTTTTCCGTGACAAACCGCAGACACCTTTGTGGGATTGCATCCGTTATCCGCCGCCGCGTCATTTACCGTATCGTAGATTTTTTGTGTTTCGATACAAATAACCCTCTTTGCATTTGGATTGTCTTTCCCCTCATGCCATATTTTATTTTTCTTCATCTTTTCAATCGCTTTTTCTGTTTTCGATGCGGCAACCATCTTTTCGATGTGTTCTTTTGAAAGTCTTTTACCATACATCGGATTATTTTTTCCGGATACGTCTGCATGTGATTTTCGCATTTTCTCCTTTGTTTGATCAGACACTATCTTTCCTTTGTTTGAATTAGAGATTTTTCTTCTCCACTCTTCGCTCTTAGGAACACCTTTTTTAGCTCTACTCATTTTCTCCTTCGACTCTGCTGTATGTTTCTTTCCAAACCACGGATTGTCTTCTCCTGCACATACTTCTCCGCCGGGTGTAATATTGTATCCAAACTTCGCATCGTTCGACCTGTATAGCGCTATGATTTCAATTTCTTTCCTTATCGCTTCGTCTTTAGATAAATTTTGCGCCAAAATCATATGATCGAAATTATTCCATCCGTATTTCTGTATTGCATGAAAGAAGTGAGGGCTGCTTTTGTATCCGTTTCCGTTGCGGAATCTTTCGTTTGGAGATTGAGATGTCATGCCAATGTATCTTTTCCCATTTATCTTATTTTTGTGGCAATACACTATAAAATCACGTTTTTCTGAATTGTTATCTTTTATACCAGCATCACACTTTCTTTACGAGAATCTATTCGCCATTAACACTTTTTGAGCCATAAATTTTAATTCCGTCATTGTCTTTTAATTTCACAACGGGCACGCCTTTGTAAATCGAAAGTGGATCATCTAAGCCTCTAAGTCTGTGCAAAATGTCTAGCGCCCTAAATTCGTTTTTACCCAAACCAATAACTTCCGGTTTATAGCAAAAATCATCTAGCTTTCTTCTAATCGCAATTTCTACCTGATCCGCATATCTTAATAATGGCATGATGGCATCTACCATCAGATATCCCCAATCATTTTTTCCGCATAGATGAAACACTCCATCATCCGTATGTATGTCCATGTCGATACAGGCGTCATTGTAATAGCCGCCATACGGCTTTAGCATGTCTTCCGATCTTTCAAAAGTAACTTTATTTACTTTCATTCCAAATTCTGCCGTCATTGATTCTCCTTTCTTTTTTTTGCTTTTTATTTAAACGCCCATTTGAGCGGAACATAGAGTTAAATCTATAAGATAAATTCTATGTAAACGGTAATTTTGGGTGCAAAAACCCAAGGGTATGCCGTACCACCCTTTTCTCACACTATTTAATTCTCGGTTTTGAAATTTACTGGCTGATTAGCCATCGAATTAGTTGATTTAAGACTTAATTTGATTTCTCGTCTGCTGACGCATATGATTCAGGTAGTTGCATCCATGCTATTACTTTTTCATAGCCCAATTCCTCATTAGTTTGAAATTCGGAATCAACAAAACCCAAACTAACGGGATCAAAAATATTGTGCCAAAATCCAAAGCCATATTCTTCCTCGTATTGGCAGAACATAGGAGGATCTTCTTCATGATTCTCGACGACGCACATATAGAATCTGTCGTCGGCGTCGTCTGGAAGTCTCTCGCTGCATGGAATCCATCTGTGCGCATCACGATCTCTGAGAATTATTTCCACCCATTGTCTGATTGTTTTACCCTCAAAAACATATTCATCGATCGCTTTTTCAGCAACTTTTTTCGCCATTTCTTCGACCGTTTGAAATCTCAATTTGCTCATATTTTTCTTAAACCAATTTGTAAGTATTATTTTTTATTTCATCAATAGCTCTCATTATAGCAGCGTCGCCCATTTCCTTATTCCAGATTTCGCCGTACCTGACTTTTGCGAAAAAAGAAACGTAATTAGAAATATTATTCCTTACATCATCGTAAAACTCTTCGTCTTCCTCATCTCCAAAGACAGCACGACACGAATTAACATTTGCTGTGGATAAAACGTCTTTTGCAAGCTTAATTAAACCATCTTTTTCTTTTATTAAATCGTTCAAATTGTCATCATTCGTTTTTAATGTCGATTTTTCTGGAACCGAGAAAAAGTACAACTGTTTCAAATCTTGCTCCTTAATGTCCTCGATATGTATGCCATAATATTCTAATGATAAAATTATCTCCAGGTTTTCTTTTAACAAGTTTATATTTACATTATTTTCTTTCATTTTTTCACCTTTTACTCGCAGATTATAGTTTCTCGTTCAAAACTTCTTTAGGGCAACAAATAATCTTTTTATTTGCCCTCTGCGCCTTTCGTATTGTAGACCAAACACCGCCTGACTTGTTTTTATCCCAAATAGCTAGAAGCACATCACAACAGTCAACCATATACTGATCTCTAACATTGTCACATCCCTTATAAAACTCATCAGACAATTCAATCCATTCATCTGCACACGCTTTAATTTCTTCGTAATAAGGATGCGTAGAATTATAATTTCTACACGGAAGAACGCAATGCAAACGTATATTCTTTTCTGTTTTCATTTGAGCTACAATGCAGCCAAGTTTGATATCACATCCCGAAGCCATTCCACAATAAATGTCTGCGACTTCTTCGGAATTGATAAGTTCTTCCAAGATTGCCTTTATCCAATTCGTAATATTATCCCATCTGCTACTTTTTTCGTCTTCTGGCAAACCCAGTCTCTGACACCTATGACCTGTTAATGCAATTTTCATAAATTAAAGCCCCGTCTGGTGTGTTTCAAAATTCACGTTTCCAACACCAACCACACTTAGCGAATCGTCTTCCCATTTATCACCTTTTTTGTACCATTTACTATCATCTTCATATACTCCTTCTGTATGAATAACCTTCATTTCAATATCGCCATCGAAATCTTTGATAAGTGTTGTAGTCCACGGACACTCTTCCCATAGTTTAAATTTAGGGTTATATGCCAACACCTCGTCGAGCAAGAACACTGCTACCATACCTGCATCGGCGCAAAATTTTCCAAGAACTTTTCCGGTGTCAGAATTATACGTTGTACAAGACCAATCCCCATAAATGGTATCCCGGCATAAATAATGCTTAATACCTAAATTCTCCATTCGTCCTCCATACATGCACTTATCCCAGTCAGAATCATTATCATCTTCGATAATGTAACAAGGATCTGTAATAACAATATCTCCTTTAAATTTCATTCTGCGTCTCCTTTCTCCAATTTCCACGAAAGATTACTTTCGTCTTATAAGCTAATTTCTTCCTGTCCCGCCCGGCTTTCTAAGATCGCCATATAAGCAGTCATAATTCTTAGCTGTTCTGAGAGCGTTTCTTTCTGGCATGTCGGAACAAAATGAAGCCTTCCATTCTCCCATTCGTCAAGAATATTTTTCAAACTATCGGTTCTAATCTTCAGCTGATAATACTCCGCCTTGAATCGATCTTCGTAATTACCGCTATTCATCATCTCTATAGTGTCTTTTAATTCCATATTTTACCTCCGTGTCATAGTATTTTCATCGTATTACTTTCTTACATTCACTTACAATTAATCTCCAGATCCTAAAACGCGTTCCAGATCGATATGAATTTCTGGATCTTCAGTAAACTTAGCAAGCGTTCCTTTATAGTAGAACACCCTGTCGCTATCAATTATTTTTTCGCCCAATAAATATCTCATTACAAATGGAGCCATATGATCATTCAAACATTTAAGCTTAATATCATATTCTCCACTATCCTTGTAAATCTTTTTACAATAACCATCTGTTCCTTCAATCCTATGCAACGAAAATAACTCAACATTAAATGTTGTATTTAAGCATGAATTCAAAAAATCCGCTATAAAATTTCTAATGGTTTTTAAATCACACGGTTTACCTGAAGTTGTTATCTCATAGACGATTTCATCATTCGAAAATGATGCAATTCTGCTGTATTTGTCCACCACATTACATAAACAAGATATAACTTGATCCATAATGTACTTTTCAAACGTAATATGTCTTTTTGGATTACAGTTTCCAAGAATAACCTGACGGATATACTTGCTGTTCACGATATGCTCATTCTGAGTAAATTTGCCAATAAACTCTTCCCATGTATTTGCGCCACCAAAGATATTTCCATCGTAAAACTGTAAAGATGAAAAATTTGCTTTTTTCATGTCAACGCTAATAAACATTCTTCCATCATTAGTCGGCTTATAGATGTCGTTTTCTGGAAGATTTTTGTGATTTAAAGAGAATTTTTCCATATCTTCTGCATTGAATCTCTGATAAGCTTCTGTGTTTTTAATGCTATTGATCGCTGCATCTTTTATACGATTGTATTCCTCGAAATAGTCCTGCTCAGATTTGTATTTTTGCAACTCTCTTGTAAATATTCTCCACTTATCAAGCGTTCCATAAAATCTGTCATAAAGTTCCAACCTGTCTTCAAAATATGGTTCCTGATAAATTTTAATTGGAATATTGCAATCCTTGCAAAAACGTTCTTTTGCTTTGTTAGATACTTCCATTAGACGTCTCCCTTTACAATCCTTTCATTTACAGACATTCTGAAATCGTTAATTCTCTTATAATCCGGCTTTTCAGGCAACGAAGTATTAATTTTTGCATACTCAAATCTTTTTTCATATTCATTTAAAAGATCGTAAAATTCCGGAATCGGCTGCCTGTTTCCATCTAAATATTCTCCATTTCGAATATTCATAAGTAAATCATGTTCCTTTTCTCGATATGTAATGATTTCTTCTTTTTCAAGGATATCGATGCACATCATGTATAAACGAATAAGATGGGCCATATGCTTTCCCAGTTTATCGTGAGCAACCGCCTTTTCATTTCTTCTTCCAAACTTGTTGTAGCTGCTAACAATGGTTTTCATTTCGTTCCACATACCTGTCCAATCTCTCAGCGGATAATGGTTTAACCTTACATCCATGAAAATCTCACTATCGTATCCTTCCTGCGCAGATTTATCGATATATAATTTCAGATCATTATCATCCTCAAAAGGATAATATCTGTTTCTGAACTCATATCTAGCATTGTCAATGCTTTTCAGGATGTATGATTCGTTTTCTGCCTGACTGACCAATCTTGCGGCCTTGTTGGACATTCTTCGCAACTGCGATGACGCATAACCTCCGAAAGTATGAACGCAGATTTGCGAAAGAAAAATTTTTCTGTTATCTAGTAATTCTTTCCCGATTTCCGATAAGTAAAAGTAATGTTGAGGTAAACATCCCAACTGTTCAATTGTGTTTGGATTGTTTGATGTCAACAACTGAATCATTTTATTGAAAGAGTAAACCGTCGTATCAGTATCGACATCCACCACTTGCTCAAAATCTGCGCCCAACAGAATGTCTGACTTGCTGTTCAGAGAAATTCCTCTTACATCCACATCGGAGTCTTCTTTGTCCATGCCGTAAGCATGACTTCCTCCGAGAGTCAAGAGAATAATATTGCTTCCAAGATTCTCATTTGTTCTCAAAAAGTCGTATTCTGCTGATTTTAATTTTTCTTTAATTCGTTTAATAGTCATTTTTTCAAATCCTTTGAAATGTTCGTTTCATTGCCATTATACATGTCGATTTTGCAGGTATTTGTTGCATTATAGACATGCATTTTTTATCACAACCAAGATTTTTCTTATTTTTGCCCATAATTCATTTATTTCACGACTTATCGTTATATATGGTTACTTTGAAATCGTCTTTTACTGTAATATTTACTTCTCTCTGGAACTTTCCATCTTTGTCAAACAACGATAGATAATAATGATTCCCACGCTGTTCCAAAACGATATCATCATTTTCGAACAGTTGATGTCTTTTTTCTTTTTCAATCATCTCCAACGTTCCCTTCTTTAACGCTAATGCTAATGTTTGCTGGAAATAACAACGCCCATAAACACCATGCCGATCCCGTATATTTAATTGCGAAGCCAATGGCTACAGATGTGGCGATCCAGGCAGTTCCATAAGCGATTGCTGTTGAAATCTTCATTTACTTATTTTCTCCGGCTCGGATCTCCATGAATATCTCTGTCACAAAAACAACCATTTTCTTTTCTCCGTTTCTTTAAAAGGTCTTAACTCTTCCAATTCGTTCCATTTCGACATCAAGTTTTTATATAAACCATCCTTGTGGTCTCTCCACGCACTTGTGCGAATCAATGTATGATTACAAAATAAACGCCCACGACAATAACATGTCGCATAATCTTCGCTTTTCAGTTTCACATATGGCTTCTTGTCACAAAGCGGGCAGTTCGAAAAATTTTCGTCTCGCGTTCTTCTATTCATTACGTACCTCCGTAAAAATTACCGCATCTCCTCATAACGTTTCAGCATTTCCGCATACTCAGGATCTTTGCTCGCATAATATTCGTCGTCCAGCTTCTTCTGGATTTCTCCTCTACGCTTGGCCATCTCTTTTTTCAGCGCTTCTTTTTCTTTTCGCATAGCCACACGCCGGTCATATGCCGTTGTGTCCACTCTGCCGATAACTTCCGCTGTGATACTAAGACTGGTCTTTTCAGCGGCTTCCTCTGCCGTCAGGATATCTGTAATTACGCTTGGGCTGGAGCTTCCGCTGACAACAACCATGTCACCAATCTTATAATCTGTACCGTCGTCGTAAAGTGCAAAGTAATACGGATAAGATGCACCGAATTTAAGCACTGCAACTCTTGAAAAACCTTCTAATTTTGTTCTTGCCATAATAAAATTCTCCTCTCATCTCAACTCGATTAAATAGCGTATCGTACACTGTTCTTCTTTGTAGACGATAATTTCATCGTTTCTCAACATACTGCCTTCGTGCGCGTGCAAACAATTTGCGCCTGGACACGCCTGCTGCAATTTCTGATAATCGAAATCATAATACTTCCGATCGAATGAATACACGTCATATGGTTTGCCATACGCAACCTCCATCAGTGCCATAAATCCAAATTTCGAATTTCCTCTAACCCAATAACTTCCGTCTAGGCTTGTATACCCCAAAGATTTTCTTGCTTTTGGCGCATAATAAATGCCGTATCCAAACATTTTTCCCGTAATTACCGCATTCGTTGGTTTCAGAACTAACCCACTGTTAATGATCGACCACCAATTCTCATTCCGGCTTCCATGAAACAGCAGTTTCGTATTCGTGATATGATTTTCTCGAACGAAATCATCATATCTTTTCTGTGTCTGGATATTTTTGACACGCCATGCCTGATAAAATCTGTCTGAACAGGAACCAAGTGCGTCCTTGATAACCGCAATATCTTTCGTGCTGCACTCTTCAAAAACAAGCCCTAACTGCTCTAAGATAGTATTCTCGTTTTGGATATCATCCTTTTCGGAATTTTCGTCTATCATCTGTTTCTGGACAACCTGTCCTTTCATGACATCCAGCAAGTCCTGTTCTTTTTGAATGATTCTGGAGAAATCATCTGATTTTTCAGCAAGATAATCTTTGACATTTCCCATTTTTCGCGGGATAACAGTGAAGAGCTTTAGAAGTGTCTCATTGAATGTATCGACGTCTTTCGCGTCAATCAGGCTGGTTAAGACGTCCTGCGCCTCATCAACCATTGCGTGCGTTACTTTGTTGGAGGAAATTGTGTAATTGTCACTGATTGCTTTTCTTGCCATCGCCTGCAAACGTTCCACAATTTCAGCTATTGCTTTATTTTCTATTTCTCGATATTCAGATTTCTTAGGCTTTTCAACCTGAATTAGATCTTCTACAAGATCACTTTGGTCCACATAACCTTTTCTGATTTTCTCATTGTATTTCGAATTCCACTGACTCATGGGATATTCCCTTCTCTGTGGACTGCTTCCTACTCTTCCATATTCAGCAGTCCAACTATCTCCGTGTGGAATTTGTTTATAATATTTGTTATTGTTTGCGGACGCTGTGACCATAACCAAATATCTCGGTTTAATCTCTTCCATATAGACCCCTACAGACTGCAAACAAGAAATTTTACATTTGTCTCATCAAACACATCTTCGACTAGTTCCTTAACCTTGTCCCATTCAAGTCGATCCAGGCCACATCCAATATAAGGAATTGCAACCTTGTCGATGTCCCACTCTTCGCACTGCTCCTTCATATCAACCAGAGCCTTAAATAAATCGTCATATGTAGGTTTCTGATAGCATTTCGGTTTTGTCACCAGATTAAACACGTTGTCCACCAGCAGAGCTTTTCCGACGTTGGCGAATTTTTCTCCTGATGCAATTGGATACTGACTATGTAATTTGTAGCGCATGTTATAATTCTCCACAAAACTTAAAGCAATTCCTGCTCCAAGTGCATAGTCTCCGCTGATACAATGGGCAAGATAATAGCCCTGCGGAACCGTAAACAAGTCTCTTTTTTCTTCTCTAATTTCCATCTGTTCTTCTCCTTCCGTGTGCACGTTTGCACAAATTATTAAACTGGGCTAGTTGGATTCGAACCAACAAAAACAGGAATCAAAATCCTGCGCCTTACCGTTTGGCAATAGCCCATTGTTGGCGGCACAATGACCGCCATTTTATTATATTATTCTCCCATATTTACAATAGGAGTGTTGCTTCCCTGAACCTGCGGAAGTTCACCATTCCACTGTTCATACTTAATTTTCTCGATCAGTTCAGGTGTAAGAGAATCTGCAATCTTCTTATTTGCTTCTGCTTCTGCTTCCGCCGCAATTTTCTTTGCTTCAGCTTCGCCTTCTGCTTTGATTTTCGCCTGCTCTGCCTGAATCTGAGCTGCCTCTTTATTTTTCTCTGCTTCGATCAGTGCAACCTGTTTGTCCTTTTCGGCCTGAATTTTTGCAGTTTGAGCCTCAATATTCGCAAGTTCCAGTTCCTGCTGTGCTGTTACCTTCTTCTGGATGGACGCTGCCGTTTCATCATCGACAGCTATGTCGGTAAAATTAACTGTGTCAATCACAATTCCATAAGGTAAAAACTTTTCTTTTAAATATGTATCGAGTTCTGCATTGATTTCTGTACGTTTATCGCCAAAAATATCTGTTACCGGATACTTTGCAGATACTTCCTGAGTCCATGCAATAACCTTTGGCTTGATAAACGTGTCTTTAATAGCTTCGCCAGATCTTCCTTTAAAAAGAATAAATGTATCGGCTACTCTTTCAGAGTCAAACTTGTAAGAAAATTCCAGATTAACTCGCACTGTTTTTCCGTCAGAAGTCGGAATGCTAAAGCTTTCATCTTTCTTGGAATCGCCCTTATCCTCAGAAGTTAAATAAGACTGCTCGATGCCGATGGAGTAAATCGTAACCTTTTTGGTAGGCGCTACAAAATGCCATCCCTGACTTAACGTTTTGTCCGAAATACCTGTTGAAAAATTATACACAACGCCAACGTATCCGGCTGGAACCTTTTTAAAGCTAAAACAACAAATTACCAAAGCGATTACAATTATAACTCCTAAGAACACTGCACCAACTTTACCTGTCTTCATCCATTTTCTCCTTTTTACATTCATCCTTATTCATTTCCTCCATCGCATCTTTTCCAATTCTTGAAATAAATTTTCCAAGCGGAAAGAAAATAAACGAGAGAAGGAACCATAATACGATTGCGCCAATCACAACCAAAAATACTAATACTGGATTCATTCATTTACCTCTTTTTCTTCTGGCCGACTTCTCGTATCGGCATTAATTGATTCGTTGGAAGCAATTGCGCATACTACGCCCAAACAGAATATGCCCAATCCGATAAGTCCCGCTCCGATTCCATATTTAACCAGCAGAACAAGAACTCCTATACCAGACGAAATCGAGCCGATGCGACCCAATATATCCAACTGTTTTGCCGTCATTTTAAACCGTCCTCCTTTCTGTAATCGTTGCAAATCATATCCTGTCCTTCGCACCCATCTTCATATTCTGTGTTTTCGTAATAATGTTTGCACGTCCTACACTTATTACAACATCTGCTATGATACTGTTTTACGAAGTCCTTCTGGATTGATCTGATTTCTTTTGTTCTTCCCATCGCTTGCACTCCTTTCAAATTGATGGAAATGGCTCATACGGGAGTCGAACCCGCAACTCGTACCACCAACGGCAACGTGTTTCCGCTACACCAATGAGTCTACCGATTTAAACTCCGCTATTGGAGCCAAGTCTCGCGCATTCCTCTTCTCAGGAAACGCTCTGCTTGTCAGTAATTAGCCTGTCTCAACCTGCTGCGCATACAGGTCTCGAATAGCGCCTAGGATGTTGTAAATGTCACGCTATAATTCGCTATCCGGTCATCCACACCAGAAAGTTCTTACAGGCTAAATGCGGAGAGCAGGAATCGAACCTGCGGCGTTGACGTGTATAAGACGTATCCCATCACCACTTGGGTATCTCCGCTTAGAGCACTTTCGTGCCCTTTGTTACTTATTCTCGATCTCGGATTCTACTTTTTCGATGGCTTCACGAACAGCAATTTCGTTCTGAAAAAGTTCTTCTACGATCGACGCTGCATTTGTGTAGTTATTATTTTTTAACAAATCCAGCGTAATTTTTTTGTAATTCACCAAATCGACATTAGGTGTTTTTTCTAAAAGCATAAATCCGTCCCCTTTACTCACTCATTCTTCAGATATCTTCTGAGCTATCTAAGAATTGTTTCGCCTACATATTTTTGTCAGCAGTTCTTTTTGATTCCTCGTGCTATCTTTTATATATTCTCTAATAGCATCGTTTCATTAGCTGGATCTCACATCATATTAAGAACACCATACAATCTCTTGCATACCACATAACAATATTGCCAAAAAGCATCAGCTTTATATTCCTTTGTCCCTAATTATGCTTGCCACAAATATCAACTTGTATATTTATATCTACTATCTACAAACAACTCTTCTTTTGGTTTTGGATCTTTTAAATCGCAGCTATCTAATCTAAGTAGATTGCCATAATATCCATTCCATGAACCACAACCTCTTACATTTACTTTCCCATCAAAATAGATTTGAACAATTTGATAAGCAGGTTTGTTGCAGCATTGCCAATGACTAATTATGAAACAGTTGTCCTTATTTACGTTCTCTAAATGTTCTGGCACAGAATTCCAAATCTTGCACTCATCATTGATTTGCTTTAATGTATATCCTTCCATAAGCATATCATTAGCCTTCTCAACTCTCTTGTGTCTTGTTTCACAAGACAAGGCATCTTCAGGTATATCAAATAAATTTCCGCATTCAGAACATTTATACTTAATTACTTTCTCCAAAATTTCACCTCCTTGCAAAAGATCGAAATTTGCTGTGTTTATTTCCAACTAATAATACAGTACGATTCATTATATTGATTACCAATTTCAACTTTATAACCAAGTTCCTCTAAATTCTTTCGTATTTCAGGATCTAAGGAACCGTCTAAATTGACCGAAAACTTTCCATCTGCAATAGCAGCTTTAATTTGTTTAGTCAGCTCTTCCAACTGCTGTGTAGTGCGACCATCAATCACATGTTTCGTCATATTATTTGCTTCGTGTGCAAGAGGAATATTGATATTGTTTGAATATGGAAAAACAATTGTGTCTTTACATACATTCTTTTCGCCACATAAAATACATGCGTAGTGCATTCTACTTCCTTCTGGATACTTACAAGCCATTTATTTTTTCACCTCTTTCTATTTTTTTTATGATAATACAGGTAAGGATTTGCACCTTACATGATTGCCCACTCCCTTTTGCCAAATCAGACGCAGTACAATCAGCTATTTCGCTGTCAAATGCACCCTCGGAATCGAACCGATAGGACAATCTATCTGTCATTAGTGTCTACTTATTCCACCACTGCATTAATTTATTCTCTAATTTTTGAGAGCATTTGAAACCGATAATTCATTACTTCAATAAATTTGCAATCTCATCAATTTCAAGCTCGGTTTTCTTGTCATCAGAAAGCAATTTATCCAGTTTGCTCTCCATCTTCTTCAAATCAGACTCTTCTTTCTTTAGACCAGATACTTCTAACTTACTCTTAATATCCTCAATCCAAGCCGTTACGCTGTAGCCTGAAATCTCAAAATTAGACATTCCAAGATCAACCGCCGACATAAGATATGAATTGAGCCTGATAAGCAATAATACTAATGCATCATCTGAACATACATTAAGGTTGATAGTCATTCCATCCATATTGAGGACACAATTTGTCTCAGGAATAAATCTGACCTTCTTCTCAGAAATAGCATTCTTCTTAGTTTCAATCTGCTTCTTTAATTCTAAAATCCTATCATCATTCTTACTCATTTGATATCGTACTCCTTTTCATATTCTCTGCCATTTGCTAAATATTTCTGAATATACATTGGTTTCATTGTTTCAAAAATCTGTTCAACAGTAACAGGAATCATATGTTTTTCTTCTATGTCATTATATGGATATCGGTTTAACTTAACCATTTTAGACGCAGTAGGAAATATATCTGTTACTTCTACATAATTTTCAGTTCTCCAATAGTCCTGCAATGTTTGTTTTTCGCAAACAATATACAAACCATCATCCTGTTTCAAAAATTTAAATACGCGTTTATTTCCTTTTGCGTAATATTCGCTAATAAATTGATTTTTTGTCCACCAATAATTGCCATTTCCTTCTTTGAAGTCGTCGAGCGCAAAGTATTTATACTCGTCTTTCGAGCTGTCATACGGAGAGTATTGAGGATTTTCTTCTAATTTTTCAAAAATATCTGCGTACTTTTCGCTACATTTATCATCAATGCACTTAATAAATCTATTTTTTGGCATTGACCTATACTGTTCAAAATAATCACCCTTCCAAAACCAAAAATACTTACCTCTGCTGCCCCAATCTCCATATCTGTTATAGACATCGAATTTACCCATATAAATCCAGCTCTCATTGTCCTTGGTTAAATATGTAGCACCTACAATCAAATCTTTTGCTTTAACACATTCATTACTATGAACAATCCTATTAAACTCACTAATTTCTTTGTAGTCAGGTGATTCTACCGGCATAAGAACTAAATCTTTGCCATCCCATCCATATATAAATTCTCCTTCAAGCCCTTTTCCTTTGATACAATTTGCATTTTCAAGAATGTACAACAAATTCTCAATGGTAATCTCAAATTCAAATCCTCGCGGATCATATACTCTACAATAAGCATGTCTGTGATCCCAACCTGTAGAATAATCGCCTGCTTTTTTATTAAGTACAAATCCTTCAGTTGGAATATTATCATATTCGTTATTTGGAATATTCTTATCTCGCCAACCATTCCACGAAGTCTCTTTTCGCAGTTTGCCCTTTTCGTCGTAGTAAATTACATAAGCAAGCTTTCCTGTGTATGTTCCTGAGCGATTCTGATAACCAACATTAATCGTCTTTGGAATAAAAATACTACTTCTCAATCAGTTTTCTCCTCTAATCCGTTAATATCAAATGCATATACTGCCACATGCGGCTGTCAAACTCTTCTTTTAAATCGTGACTGCCAATCACAAGTTCATCTACAGAACCATACCAAAAGAAATGCGATTACTTGTCTATAATACTTTTTATTTCACACCTCCAATCTATCCAAAGGAAAGAAAAATTTACTGTGAAATTTTATTCTGAAAAAATCATATCATAAAGCGCATTAGCAGCTTTATTCATCATTGCATCCATAATATCTTTATCTGCTTCAATTTTCGGTAATTCATTAAATGGCACTAAATCTGGGTGTGTTTTCTTTTCAAAAATTTTCACTTCTCCATAAACCCAACCCTGTTCAGTTTTGCACTTCATCCAATTTTCATGGTTCTGTTCAGGTGTCATATCTAAATGTTGTAATCCAAATGTAACGCCCTGTAATAAACTTTGTAATTGATCCTCATTAGGCTCGATATTATAATCTTGTCCTGCTGCAATCTGGTAACAACACCATCCAAGATGTCTTACTCTTGCAATAAATTCTTCTCTATTCATTTTGTTCTCCTTGTTTTATTCTCTTATTTATTGGGATTCCCATAGCCGAATGGCTTAGATATGTTTAAAATCTCCGAATGAAAGATTGGATTTATTTGAAGCTATCTATAATTCATTCTTCTCTCAACTTCCTTGTCGTTTTCTTCATCGTTGAAATATTTATAAGCAAGAGTCATAGGATAGCTTGAATCTTTTGCTCTGTCCCACATCATAAATTCTGTCCAATTAACTTCGCCTGTACCATTACACCAGCTTGGATCTTCAAATAAGCCATGGAAAACACTCTGGAATGAACAATTTTTTCTCTGAATATTCCTGTCTTTAATAACAGTTGATTTGTTGCATCCTTTTATTTCTACAAGAACATCTTCGCAACCTACTCTTTTGCAGAGTCTTACAAACCACTTCATAAATTCTCTGTAGATTTCTTCAAATTCCCTGTCTCTTAAAGCTGCATTTACAACAAGAATGTATTCATCTTGTGTTCGTAAGCATCCTCTACTGCGGCTCTTATATCCATATTTATCTACCAAATTGTTTGTCACTTCGCCAAATTCATCACATGAGCATAAACCGTTGTAACCGTTTTTCTGAATGATATATACATCCATATCGCCTCCAGAACCCGTTACTCTTGGCAGATGGTTTAGCACCGTTTCAAGAATGTATCTTTTTTCAGGTTGTGTTCTTCCCATAGGACAAACCGTTACTGTGCCGTTGATATAAGTCCAACTAGACATTTTTAAACACCTCCTTGTTTAACATCCTCTATTTACAATCCAATGAAACCTGAATTTACTTTTAAATTTATTCTCCTAGCTTCCTGCCACAATAAGGACAATATGCAATATATTCTCTCTGATGAACAAATCCATCCTCATATTCATCCCATTCAGAAGTTTCAATATCCAAGTAATATTCATTTGTTAATGGATCTACATATATTTGATTGTCAGGCGAGTCATAATTACAACGATTACACATAATTATTCTCCACTCTTAATAATTTCCTCTAATGTTCTTGGTGTATAATTCATATATGGCATCATTGCACCAACGTTATACATATTACATGGTTTGTCATATAACTCTTCCATCTGGAACTTAATGTGTTCCATCATGTTATACTCGAAACTGTTATGCACATGACCGTAAAGATGGTAGTCATTGTAATAATGCCCGTTGAAACAAGGAATTGGATAGTGGCACAGAACGATATGTTTCCCATTTCCAATATCGAGTTCTTTGTAATGCGCGATTTCACAGAATCTTTTCTGAAACTCTCTATTCTTCAGTAGCTTTCCATCATGGTTTCCGACGATTAAATGTATATTACCATTCAATTCATTGAATATTTCAATCGTTTTTGTTGAATTATGCCACGAGATATCACCAAGTAAATACACGTCATCATCCATTCCAACCGCATTGTTCCAGTTTTCAATTAACGCTTCATCATGTTCTTCTATGGACTTGAACGGACGACTATCGAAGCTCATTACGTTAGTTAAGTATGTCCAAAATGCATATCAGCAATAAAATAATTGGACATAAAACCACCTCCTTTTTGTCAAGTAGAATTCAATTTTACTTTACCTCGCTTTATCACATTCATTGAAATCTAAAAGCATCTTATATTTATATTCTCCAAATCTTTCTTTCCAACGTTTCTTTATTTTTTCCGTATTCCATCCAAAAGGAATCATGTGATAATTGATTAAGAAACAGCAATTCAGCAAATCGTCATAACTCCATGTTTCCGGTACATTTATCTGGGATAAGACAGAATAGCTTCCATATTCAGCATGTCCATAGTAATGAACAATTCCATCATCGTCGAAAGTCTGAGTAAACAGCTTACCTAAATCATGGAGTTCTGCGCCTGTTACAAAACCATCAAAAAATTCGTCGCAAACGTTAAAATATTTTCCAAATGAATTACACGAACCAAGGCAATGATTCAGCAAATCCATTGTATGAAACGGTGTTTTTTGATCGTAACCACGCATCATTTTTAAAAATTCTGTTTTTGTGTAACGCCGATACCATTCTGCACTTCTCGAAATAATGATTTTATCGAATCCTTCTTCGTAAAATGGCACCTGAAAACGCCTAATTTGCGCAGACAAAACCTCTTCTGGAACAGGGTGTTCTCTGTTTAAATTGTCCTTTTTGCACTGGACAAATGGTTTTGCGGTGATATAGCAGATTTTATCGATATCTAATCCATTGACATTATTCATGATTGCTCTTCGCGCTTTCAAAGTTAAGTTGGTCGCATCAGCTATCACATTCCTTTTATTCTCCAAGTTGCGACGAATCCTATCATGAAAAATACGAAATACTTCTTCGTTATGTTCCTGATCCGCATAATTTCCGGTCAACTCTTCACGAATTGAATCCGATGACACAATTACTGTGTTGGCATTTTCTTTTGCGATCTGAGCGGCAACAGTAGACTTCCCGCTGCCGCTGATTCAGCACATAATCCATAGTCTAGGTTTATTCATTCAGTTTCCTCCGCAAATATATCGGTATAATTCGAAATACCCATATCTTTTAGTTTTAAATACTTCGGATTTCCACTTTCGTTAGATTTGATGACATTGAATGGCTTTCCTAAATATAACGATTTGCAATATCCTCTATATTTTTTCGGCACATTCTTATCGATCCAAATCATGAAATTTTTCTTATTGTCTTTTGGTGCTTTATTATAATATTCTCTAATTGCGCTCTCAGTGGTTTCGATGTAGTTCACCACAATAGTAGCAATTTTTTTCACATCATCATGGTAAGCAACTGGAAGCTTTGAAATTAGATCGTCGTATTGCTCATCTGCAATAGAGCGAATGATTAGATTAATAGAAGAAAGTTTAGATAGTGCTTTATGAATATGTACATAATCGTTGTATTTCAACTTAACTTTGTATCCATCAATATTGATTACAAAACCTTCTGCTTCGTCAGAAGATTTGTCGTCCAATTCGCTTAAAATAACATCCAACGTCTTGTCAAACAACTCTGTTGTAGGAATATTGTACCTGTTAGCGCACTCCAACACTTCTTTGTATGAACACTCTCTTCCAGATTCGTTGTCCCTAATTCCAATCAGATATAATCCTTCTTGTTCTTTCGTATACTTGACAACATGTGCATCTTTCAGAGAGATGTATTCAAAAATAAAGGTTGTTCCAATGTGATCTCTCAGCATTTGTGTATACCCCGGCAATTCACCGATCATTCTGTACCCATCCCGCAGTCTCCACGAATTATCTGGGTTGATCGCTTGGCTTCCCGCCATAACAATTTTCCCGTTGTACCACGTTGCTGACTGCATAGATCCGTCCAGCTTATTCGAAAATTCAACCGTCTTAGCAGCTGCAATTCTCTTTTGTATATTCTCCAAACTGGTTTCTTCCGTCTCGTTTAAATTCATAAATTTACGGAACGGGCATAAAACGATCCGGCATCTTACGACATCAATAACAATGCTTCTGCACTCACGGTAAAATCCGCCATATCTTTCCCAGATATCTTCTCCAGAAGCTTCCTCTTCGCCGTCATAAACGTTGCTATATCTGCCATATCTCAAAAGCAAAAAATTGCCATGCTGATTCAGCTCTAAGCAAGAAAGAATATCTTCGTATTCACGATATTGTTCACAAGGAGCCGAATTATTCAGCTCCTCTACCCATCTTTCCAAGCAAGTTTTTGATTCGTCTGTATATCCTTCTACATAAGAATATGTAATTACACCAAACTTGTTTTTGTACTCATTTTTAATCTCAATAAATTTATTTAATACTGGATTCCAACTCATATTACTGATCACCTAAAATAATACTTCTAGCATGTCTCATAGTTGTGCTATTACAAAGTTTTCCAAAAAATTCTCCGCCTGCCAAAACACTTTCCTTTTCTTCTTTCATGCAGTCGTCAAAAATTCTTTTTGGAAGTTTTTGAGCAACCAATTTCATATCTTCTGGACCAAGTTTTTCCGGAATAATTCCTTCATCGCGCATCTTATAAATTTCCTTTTCAACACGATTTCTGGTAACAACCTGATTCACAATTTCCTGTGCGTTTGCTCTTGCGGCTTCCTTTTCAGGGTCGATCACTTTTTCGCGCTTCATAACTTCGGTGAATTTGTCATTTACAATTTTCAAAACAGCCGGATATTTTCTTGAGGCATTGTTAATCCTAGTCATGTTTTTGCAGACAATTCCTTCTTCCTCTGTCTCGGCATATACAACCTGGCTCATAAAACTTTTACAATGATCCCAAGAAACGAATTCTCCGTCATATAAAACATGGATATATGTAAACCCAAGTTCTTCCGCCAGCTTTTTTACTTCGTCCTGAATAAGCCAGCGTTCCGTTTCTACATCGTAAACGTCGTACATGAGCCAAATATTTCTAAATTCAGGCTTATAAACCACTCTATGCTTTGACGCCCACTCACCAAAAAACACGTAATTTGGATAATTTTTGAATTTATCAGCGTCTAAAGATTCTACAAAATTCCAAAACCCAGACAATGTATTCTTAAAATCGAGCTGGTGAAGTCTCGAAAATGCATTTAATTTTCCGGTTTCCGCGTCATATCTAAACGAAGCATTTGAACCATCGAATTTAATCTGAATTACGATATGATCTCCAACGTGAAAACTGCATGTGTTTGCTTCCGTCAATTCCGTATCCTCTTTGATACGGCAAATGTCCATAAATTTCTTCTGTTCCAAATTCCTCTCACCGCAGTGAGTAGTGCGCACTTTACCCTATAGGAACTCAGACTTCCTTTCTATGTAAAATTTTTTATTTTTAGCTGGAATTTTTGCAAAAATTAGATATAATATACTCATCTTGCCCTCAGCATTAACAAGTCAGAGTCCTTCCGTAAATGAAATAATATTCTCATGGGCAAGCGTAGTATTATTTCTGAAGGAGGTGCTGCCTATGGTATCAGATATCGCAACTGTAATTTCTTTCATGTGTGTAACCGCATTAAAGTTTGTTGACCCTATTACTCTGACTTGGCTGCCGAAATAACAATCCCCATCCTCGATTATTATTATGAATTCCTACGAATTCACCCTAAAATTTAATCTTCTAGTTTGTTACCTTTTGCTTCATTACAAAGCTTACACATTGTTTGATAGTTGTTAATATCATCAGCGCCACCTTTTGAATGTGGTAAAATATGATCTTTTGTCATTAAAATTTCTGTGCCATTATCATCAACTGCATACAAATTCAGATGATATGCTTTGTCTTGCAAATGTCTTTCTTTTGCAAAATATCTACCTTCAATTCCACAAACCACACACTTGCAGCCTTTTGTAAAAAACGTTTGGTATCTTTGACTGTTACCTTTAATCAAATCTCCATCAAAATCAACCTTTGCGTTTCTCTTATCTTTTTCAAATAAAACATCTCTTACTTTATCTTTGACTTCATCGATGGAATATACTTCTTTGCGAATCAAGTCCTCGTGTTTTGATTTATTCATAGCGACATCTCCTTTAATTTTATTGTCACATAATTATTCTCTCTTTTATTTTGGAAATAGTAAGCAGAAATGCTCTTAGATAAAATCATTTGAAACGTGGTTTTCCTACTGATTTATTCTCCTGGTTTTGTAATTACATTATTATATTCTCTGTTTTATTATGAAACTTTTTGCTTGCTTCTGAAAATACATCATAGATACTTCTATATCCACCATCATTATTTTGTATATCTGTATCGAATAATTCTTTAAAGAATACATTAAATGCTTCTAATTGTTCTGATTCTGACGCATTTTCATCTGCATTTATAATCCTTATTGCTCTGTCTAATTCCAATAGGGCACCTCCTCAAGAAACCAAAATTTCTTACTTTAACAGCATATAGATTGCATATGGATAGTAAATATAATCCAAAATCAAGCTAAATAATAACTGGAATCTATGAAACTTATAATCTTCAACATTGTAAGAAGATGCATTCCCAATTTCACAAATGTTTACGAATAAGTGCCATAAACAAGTAAATACCTGCAAGGCAGACATAATAATAAATTCGGTTGTCCCAATCTTATTGCCTAACACTGCGTAGAAAATAATGAAAAACAGTTCAATTAAGAATAGAAGGAAGATGGTTGTGCCTCGCGCTTCAGCACTATAAGGTTTACCACCACTCCGGTCTTCATCATTTTTTAACAGCTTAATCATCTCGTTCTTCCATAGTGTTTTACTTAATGATCTTGGAGTATTCTTTACTCTCAAAAACGCCAAAACAAATAAAATTGCTAATGCTAAAATCTTCATATTATAACATTTCCTTACCTTCTACACTTAACACTGCCGCCAGCATCGATATCTCCCGATACATTTCCGCAAGTTACTGAACCGCCTGCATCAATGTCTCCATCGACATTACCGCTCACTTCGCAGCTTCCACCACAATTAACAATTCTTGCATTACCGCGAACTGTTACTGAGACATCGCAATCAATATTATTTACATCTCCCTCAATAACTACTCTAATATCACCACTACTACATTTCTGAATAGTATTGCCATCCATAATTACTTTCCCATTCCTAATAACTACATTGTTTCCTGAACAAGTGATAGTTTTGCCATTAATCGTAATTCTGTTCATGCTCTTTTCCTTTTCTTATATTTGTTCTCTTGTTTACTTGTTACAAACCAAAGAAATATCGCTTTTTAGCGTGCTGTTTTCTTATAATCCTGAACTAAATTTCCACAACAAAGTGGCAACTCAGCTTTTGCCGCCACATCAACGACCACCTTCAAACCACAACTTTCTACCTTTTCTTTGATCTTATCCATATTCTCCCAATTCCACTGAATTGCATCTTCAAGACCATGTTCTTTTGTAGCAGTTGTTGTATTGAGCGGCGTAATCTTAACACAGAACACATTCGGATCAAGACCATATAACTTATTTGGATCAAGTTCCCAACCAGCTCCACAAATAAAATTCAAAGTGATGAGTCTATTATTATTTGGCATATTATTAAATTCTCTCTTCATCTCTTCGATTGTTACAACATCTGCACCACCAAATAAATATTTTCTCTCATCTTCATTCGTACTATTTGTAGAAATCTGAATATGCATAAATCCATCAAGATATTCTTTAACAGACATAACTTCTTCTTTTAATACATCAACCGAACTCTTGCCAAATACCTTTACTTTCGGAAGAATTGTGTTATAACAAGGCAAGAATGTAAATCCTTCACGATATGTCTTCATATCTTTCATAACTTGTAAAATATTTTTCCAATTGTACTGTGGCTCACCCATGCGGGCAAAACCAACCTTGATTTTGTCGCTCTTAGTAACCTGTGGATGCTGATTAAATACAAACTCAAGCTGTTCCCACATTTCTTCCGTAGACAGATTTCCATGAAAACCTAATTCTGGAACTAAACAAAACTGACAATGTTGTGGACATCCGTACTGTGTACTAATTGCTGTCAGCCATTTTTCTTCAAAAGGAACAAGATTTTTCTTAATCAGATTGACATCATCAGTCATGATAATTTCCTGAGATTTTCCTTTTGTGTTTACATCCTGCATTGAAGTTGTTTCAATATAGAAATCCTTCTCCTTGTTATAAAGTACGTAAACACTACCGCTTGGATAAGCATATTCCTTTACTAATTCAAAATGTTTCATTTTTAATTCTTTCCTTTGTTTCATACAAAATTTTATAAGCAGCACTCAGGCCAGCTCTATCATCAAGCATTATGTTGTAATAGATTTTGTTGCCAGTAAAAGGAATGTAATGCGGAGACTGATTTATGCAATCAACATTAATTCCGACCTCTATACATTTATTCTCCATAAATTCGTATTTTGATTCGTCACAACACGCACTAAGAATCAATGTACATCCCATACTCTTACATTCTCTCAACAAAGATATTACTTTGTCATATTTGTATCCTTTATTGTAATAATCAAAAACCGTATTGTCGAAATCAAATGCAATAATTATTCCATTATGTAACCTCCGATTTTCAACCAGTCGGTCTATACACATTTCATCATTTAAATACGGATCAACCACAATACTGTTCGATTTCTTCATATTTATTCATCCATACTTTTCTATCATTTTCTGTATAGCCAAAGAAATATGGATAAAGCTTATTGTTAGTTGTGAAATAATAATGATGATATTCGCCATCTGGCAAGAACATAACGCCTGGAATGTTGATAGAATCTTTGATTTTCAAGAAGTTCTGATATGCATTTTTGTTGCCAAACATTTGTCTGAATGTAATCTGCTCTACACCAATGTTGTGCATTTTGTTTATGTAATCGAGACAATCTTCTGTGGTCATTCTCTCATTTAACACATTAATGACTCTTAGATTTGTTGTTTTCTCAATCTCAGGAAGAATATTCTTCAATCGTTCTATTGCTTTTGTATCATACGCTTCAATACTCAAAGCGATCTTCCTAAATTTCTTTATCAACTCCATATCATCAGGAAGGATACGAGTATGTATATCCAGCTTCTTACCGTATTTATGAGCAAGTTCATATACCCGATTATAGAAGTCAATATTTTCTTTCCAATTATAAAACGGATCTCCACCGCCTGATAGATTTACGGTTGGTGCATCAGATTCAGAAATACATTTTTCTAAATATTCCCAATCTATTTTATCTTTATCTGTTACTGCATTTTGTAAAATTGGATGATGTTTTGTAATGCAATATTTGCAGCGACAATCACATCCAAAGTTTGTTATCACAGTAAAACCCCTATTCTGCTCCGTATACATACTTTTTGTCCTTTCTTAATTTTTATATACTATATATTGTATTTTCAACTTGTTGTACTACTATATATAGTATTAAATTCGCCATGAAACTCTCATTTCATTGCTACTATGAAAATACCCTCCGAATGATTTCTTCGTCGGTCATTGTTTTTATTCTCTCGATCGCCTTTTCAACGATGGATCGTGAGCTAACTGGAATTCCAGCATCCTCAATGATGATATCTTCTACGTCTACTGATTCATCTTTGTAACCGCCGGTTGCAAGCCTAACAGTTTCCGTCATGATGCAGTTCGCCGCATCTTCGTCGTGAAGTGTGAAAACCCCTTTTTTGAAGTTGGACTCAGGATAATAACATCGAAAACGATTAGTTTCTGGATCGTACATCCAAAGTTCTTCAGACCACCAGCCGCCAGAATAATCTTCGCACTTATTTCGGTATTTCACTCGAACCTGTTTGCCATTCTTCATGGCTGTCACATATATATTCTCCATCTGGAACCATCCTCTACTTGACAATAAGATTTGAATCGATAATGGTAAAATTACATCTGTGAACATAAAGAGGAAGTCCATCGATCATGATTTTTGTCGTTTTTGGAAGATTTTCTTCAACCTCCCAAGTAACATCGTTTCCCATAAATGCTCCAATGTTATATCCATCCTGAGACTGAACAAGAATCAGCTTCTGTCCATGCTGACCTTTCTCACGCATGTCATACCACCAATTTTTCAACCCATAATATGTATCAATCTGTCTGCGGCTCACAGATACGTCATAGCCGTCTTCTCTTGATGCCTCTTTTGTGTTCAATTCATTTGGAATATCTAGCATTTCCAAACGTGTATCCTTAAATAACACGCTGCTGCCACACGATTGAACATAATTTTCATCAATGCCGATCGTGACGACGGAACTTGTCTCATACCAGCTTGTCCAACTGCCATCCGTATTCCAGCCCCATTGCTTCACTTTATTTGGTTCGATTGTGAAGCTGTTGCCGGTAAAGTTCAGAAAATTATTCCCCAAATTATCGTACATCAAGGCCTCATATGTTACTGCAACCGTCTCTGCTTCATTTGCAGAAACAGCCACAGTAGATCCGTCTCCACATCCGACCATTGCAAGTGTAAGACCTAAAGCCAACACAATTCCTATAAATTTATTCTTCATTTTCACCTCAAAAATAACTGTAATTAGAAAATATTCTGTTTAAACATTCATCATCTTTTAAGACCACTCGAAGAAACCACATCCTACGCGTCCGGGTATCCACGCCTTGTCACCACTTGGTTTCGGCTTTAAAATATCCAATGGCAATCGTTTTTTACCTTCGCACATTGAATGATATCTACAGCAGCTGCATGTGTTTTTTTCATACTCTCGAACCCGTTCATCATATGATTTTCCCTCATATTCAGCCATCATATATTTGTACAGCAAATCAGACATTTCCTTCTTGTCCTTTTCTGCGTATTCATACTTTGTTTTATATTCTCTAAGTTTCTGAATTTCTTCTAACAATTCATCTAACATATCATTCCTCGTTCAGACCGCTTTTGTTCTGGTCATTCTCAATCCTCTACGTCACGCACTTCTAAAATCACAAAAACTGCAAAAGCAAAAACAAGCGCAATTAAAAAATATTCCATTCAGATCTCCACCTCCTCACATTTTAAGACCATTTAAAATATCCACAACCTACACGTCCAGGTATCCAATTTTTATCACTTCGGATCGGTTCCAAAATATTCGCCGAGAAGCCCGTCCCCTTTCAATTTTTATTTAATCGTCTCGACGCTACTTGCTTATTCTCTATATGGTTCAGGCAATGGCATCCACGCGATCGCTCTGCCAATTCTTGCCCAATACCATTCTTCTTTAAACAATTCGCGCTGTGCTTTCGTTACATTTCCTGTATCTGTTGTTACAAGCACTTTGATAATTTTTCTGCCAGCATACCTATCGTCATCTTCTGGCATTTGTCCTAGTTCACATTTAATCCATTCCATTTTTATTCTCCTTACGCTCCACCATTTGCACCTGACGGTGCAATTTAAGATTCTTCGGATTAAATACACAAGCCGGGGCAACCCCAAAGCTGCTGTACGCATAGTGGCTGTACAGACAACCGTCCGTACTCACGTGGCGAACGTAGTGACCGCCCCCGGCGTCTGAGATATACCAAGGTGTGCAAGTCCACATCCATTCAGGGAGAAGTGGAACGTGCTTACGGTACTTTCTGTATTCATCACAACTCAGGATGAAAACTCTATCTGTGACTGTGCCGTAACGGTCATCTCCGTTGTCGGCTACCAAGTCAACCTCATGAGGAATAAGATTATCCTCACCCAACACAGGAAGCAATTCATTGAGCAGTTTTCTACGCAGGCTTGACTTTGCGTAGTTGTTGCAGCCGTCATCGTCGAATCTATATTCTTTATTGTTCCAAGTAGATGTCATAACTGCCAGAACACCGCCGTCCACGTTGTTGTCAAGAACGATCCATTCAAAACCCCTGAAGTCGAAACGCTCACCTGCGCTTAATACACCAATGTTTTCTTCTCTCATGATTAACTCCTTCATTTAATTTCATAAATAATCTTAGGCGCGTCATTCGAAATTGGAACAACGTAGATAGTTTTGTCGTCATCCTTGGATTTTTCTGGAATTCCAATTACATCAATATCACACCCACAATCATTTGCCACCTTTTTTAAATTCTCAATTTCAGGTTTGAATCGCAACGGAACTATTATAATAAGTTGCAGAGACGTTGAAATGGACTTTACGCCTTCAATTACTTTCATTAATTTTTCTTTTTCAGATTTCATTTTATATTTCAACCTTTACTTCCGTTTATTTTGCACTCTATTATTTAAACCGCTTGTTATCGATCTAGTATCCAAATCAACGAAAAATTAGTTTCAAGCATTGTTTCTTTCCTTTAAAACGTGCCATACTTTCAGATTTCCCCAACCGTAGTCGTCCTCATCGTCTTCTACAACTGCAAGACCACGATCTTCGAGCATTTTTGCAACTTCGAGCATTTCAGAAAAATCTCCGCAAGCACGAATTTCTCCAACTTTTATCAGCTTTCCCAACTTCATACAATTACTCCTCTACCCAATATCTAAATGCAAGCGGACATCCATCTTCTAAATATCCTCCGACACACACGTTGTCATCTGCATTTCCAGTCCAGAGAGAACATCCATATTCTCTATATCCCGTATCGTTTTCATAATACGTAGTCTCACAGTATGAACAGTTTTCATAATCTACTTCGTAAATTTCTTCTTCCATATCTTTTTATTCTCGTTTATCCGCAATACACTTGATATTGTTTTCAAGTTTTCGATAAGTCTCATTTGCATTTAGAATATTAAGGACGGTGGCTGATAACATATTTTTCGTAGAATTGTCAAAAGCTTCCTTCATGGCGCAATTTACCTGTTTACGAATGCCATCTGTAAATTCGTCTACAGCTTTCTTAATTTCCTCGTTGAAATCAAATTGACTTTTAATATACTCTTCGAACGTTACATTCTTATATTCGCTATTATATTTAGCCGCCTTAACCCTAAGAGAATTTGATTCAAGTTTTTCTTTGAGCTGCTTTTTGATATACTCCTCAACAGTGTATTCGCGCACCTCAGAGTCGTCCCAATAACCGCCACCAATCTTAATTTTGGTGTTTGCAATATACTCATCGACAAATCGCTGAAAATTTTCCGAAACCTTGTCTTCAATTGCGCCTTTGGCTACTTCTTCCGCCATTTTCCTTACAACATTATCGACTTGGTTTCTCACAACAGCCTCAATATTTTCCTCGATGGAATTCTGCACAAGATTCTCTAAATTTTCCAGATCAATAGTAATTTTCATATTCACTCTCCTTTGTTATATTCACTCCAATCAATCAGAACATACTGTTTAAAAGACGGAAAATAGGTAGTTGCTCCATATTGATCTTTACACCACGCATCAAGCAATTTTTGCAAAGATCCGATATCACATTGGTCATAAGCGTCTTCGTGCAAATATTCGCAAGCATTAGCCGTAACATCTGCTGCGTCGATATGTATTTTCTCAACAGAAGTTACCCATAATCTCACAGGTTTTGTGTACACTTCTTCATCCATATAGTTTGCTGCATAATCGTCAAAGAAATCGTCAATTGTGTCGTAATACTTGTCAAATTCCTCACAGTAAAGCATTGTATCTACATCTTTTTCATCAACTGCTACTGCCTTAGAAACTTTCTCATTCCACTCTTTTATTCTCTTTCCTTCGTCAGCTTTCTTCTGTCCTTCGCAGTCACAATGCGTATATCCTTGATTCTTATATGGTTGTCCACAATAAGGACATAATCTCTGTACGCCATTAAAACAACTCCGGCAAAACGAAAGTGCTTGATGTTTATATGGAAAATGTTCTCGTCTACCAGCTTCAGAATCATCGCCTTTGATACCATAAATATTATTCTCAATCCTCATTCCCAGACCATTACAAACAGGACAAATCCTTTCATGTTCTGTTAAGTCTTTGATGAGAATTTTAGGGAATGATTTCTGAATCGCTTCGTAAAGATTTATTTCTTCTCTATGTGTTGGATTACTCATTTACTCCACCTTTCTTCACAATATCAACAGCATTGTCTCTTACAATCAAATTGTGATTCATCATAGTTCCATCGCCAATGTCTATATTTGCATTGAAAGTCCATTCATCTAATTCTTTTACAACTTTTTCTACATCATAAACACATTTCTGGTTGCCAAGAATTTGCATTACATCTGACTTTCTTACAAAGCCCATTTCGGATGGTAGCTTGGACAATTCTTTTCGCAATACCGTCTTATCAATTAACTGTCCCATATTGTCATTCTCCTAAGTCATTAAATTCTCTACCGTATAAAATATTACCAATCGCAGATTTACATTTTTCTAACGCATAACAATATGCGTTTTTCCTGACATTATCTTCTACAGAAATTGCTCGTTTCTCATATTCACAATCAATTTCCTTATCTATTTCTTCAACAAATCTTTCCAATCGTTCAACAATAGTAGAATTATCAAATAGATTTACACCTGTTGGCTTGCTGATACTCTGAATATATTTATTAACAGATTCATGCTCTTCTTTTGTAGCTTCTCGCATTGAATATTCAAAGGCTCTCAATTCATCTTTGCCGAGCCACTTTACATAAGCACCACAATCATCACAATACAATCCTGTATTATTACCTTTTACTTCTGTATGAAGTGCAACGCTTCCACACTTTCTACAACAGTTCTGATACATAATTTCTCCTTTCTGACAGACTATTCGAAGATATTCTCTACTACTTTCAACTTGATCTCCTGACTAAATTTAGATCCAGCAGCTTTCGGATGTCCACCACCGCCAAATAAGCTTGCTACATCTTTTCCAAGATCAATATCTTCTTTAACAGTTCTGTAAGAAACAGTACAGCCGTCAATATCAATCATTGACACATAATCAATTTCAGGATGCATCTTGCAAAGCCGATTTCCTAATTCGCTAACATATCTATCAGCAAATACAAATCCACAAACCTTACCGCACACTGTATTTGCGAACATTGTCTTATCTTTTTCTTCGATATATCTGTCAATCTCATCCTGCTTTATTTTTAATACAACTTCATCTTTTGCATATAATCTTGGGAATACTTCATCATGAATTTCAGAAATGCACCAACGAACAAAATCATCACGTCCATAAAGATATAATAAATCATTGACCTGCTTGCAGATAATTCCGTCATCACCGAGAGTTGACCATCTCCAAGTGTCATAGTCTCTTACTAATTCAGCAAATCTCTCTAACGCTTTATTATTATCTAACTCTTCACTCAGACAACCATTCATACCTAACCAATGATAAAACAACATAGTTCCCGATGTTTTAATTCCTTTAGAATCTTCGATAACTATATCACACCAATCATACTTATTTAATCCAAGAGCTGTTAGGTGATGGTCTAATAACTTGACATTGCCTCTCTTATTTAATAATTCGGCAGTTTCTTCATTCACACGAATATCAGTAATATAAATTGGAATTGTGTTATCCTGCTCCGTTTCCAAGTATTCTCTTACACTTGAATCAATATTGTCATAATCACAATATGAAATTTCTACATTATCTTTACCAAATGCGAGTTGTGCCAAAATACCACAGCCGATTCCGTCAAGATCTGTATGTGAAAATAATCTAACCATTATAATTCTCTCCTAACTGCATCCATTCTTTTGTCATCTTAACATATTTAAGTAACTCACTTTTCTCGTTTGGATACACACCTTCAATTACCAATTGTAAAAGACAATTCAGTGTATTTCCTATTTCTTTTCCTGGCTTATATCCAATCTCAATCAGATCCTTGCCATTGATAGCTAAATCTTTCAATGAGAAACATTCATCTTTCTGTAAAACTTCCTCTAAGATGTTTTCGATATTGTCAATTTTCTGAAGCCTACTATCCTGTTCTATATATGCTTGTGCTTTAATATCTGCTCTACGAACATTCAATAGTCTTCTAAATTGTTCTTCTCCAATCTTGTTGAGCCATCTCTTGACATACTTTTCACCGACTTCAAAAGTTGCATCATGATAATAGACAAGCTGTACAACCTTTTCTCTTGTATCATTATCAAAACGGAGTCTTTTCATAATCCCATCTGTCATATCAGCACCAACTCTTCCATGCCCTTTAAAATGTCTGATACCATCTTCCCCGTCCTGATAACAATGTGGCTTCCCTATGTCGTGAAAGAACACTGCTAATGATGTAATTAAATCTATTGGATTTAAGTCTTCTTCACAATCACAAAAATATGCTTCTACTGCATGAATTGTATGTCCCCATACATCATAGATGTGATATGGATTATTCTGTGGAAAATCAAACATATCTTTTATTTCAGGAATAAAGATTGAAAATGAGAAGTAGAGGGTATCCATTACCTTAAGCACACGACAAATAAGCCATCTTTCGGTGGCTGCTTTAAAAATTGAATATTGAGAAGTTAAGGTTATGCGGTTGCTGACTTGATTTTATAACCCTGATTTCTTGCGATAAGGATTGCCTGTTCTACCGTAATTTCACGGTCAACTGGAGGCAGGTCTGATTTCCTGTAAAGTTCTGCATTATAGTTTTCACCGTTTTTCAACATGTGGTATAATGCGGTAAGAAGCATTCTTGCTATGGCAATGATTGCTTTCTTGTGACCGCGACGCTTTTTGAGACGGAGATAACGGTTACGCATTTCAGGATGCTTTGAGCTTTTAACAACAGCGTTTGCGCACTGTACTAAAAGCGGCTTGATATAGCATCCGGCTTTGGAGACCCGGACAGATTTTTTCTTCCCTGCGCTTTCATTGTTGGTCGGAGTAAGACCAGCCCATGAGCATAAGTGTTTCGCCGAAGGAAAAGCCTCCATATTGGTACCGATTTCGGAAATAATTCCGATGGCAGTGAAGTCACTGCTGATACCAGGAGCGGTTTGAAGAATGGCAAATTCCTGCTGATAGGGAGCAGCGAGCGCAAGAATGAGTTCTTCAAGCTCTGCTTTCCGGGATTCAAGGCTTTCATAATGAGCCTTGATTATCTTGAGTTTTCCCGCTTGTTCCGGTGTGATATAGCCGTCAATGGCATCACGCAGTTCGGGAAGTTTCTTTTTCAAACTTTTGAAAACAAGGGGTTCAAGGTCAAAGGAAGTATCTTCAGGGTTTTCTAAAATCTTATCCAGTATTGCCTGAGCAGATTTGCCGAAGGTGTCCGAAACAACGTTTCCCAACTGGATATTGGAAACCGTGAGACAGTTCTGCAAACGATTCTTTTCGCTTGATTTGAAGCAGGTCAGTTTGAAACGGTAACGCATAAGGTCACGAAGCTGGCGGATGTCAGCAGGAGGCATAAAGCTACCGGAAACAAGGTCATGCTTAAACAGGTCAGCAATCCATTTGGCATCTTTCTTGTCAGTTTTCTTTCCACGGATAGCCTTAACATACTTTGGATGAGCAAGGACAATCGAACAATCTTTTTCGAGAATGTTATAAACAGGAATCCAGTATTTACCAGTAGATTCCATACAGACATCCTTGCAATTATGTTCGAGCAGCCATTGTAACAAATTTTTCAAACCCTTCGTGTAGGTAGAAAAACGGTGGCGCTCGTAAGAGGTAACGCCGTGCTTGTCAGTAGAAGCAATGCAGGCGACTACAAAAGTCTTGTGGACATCAATGCCACAACAGATTTTGTACACGATTTTTAAAGCCAT